GTCATTTCAAAAGAATTTTATAAACCTTTTGCAGCTATGGAAACGCACTATATGTATTATGTGTCTGCCGTAGACAGTTATCACCGCTTGGGAAAAATTCTTCATGCTGAAGTACTGAACCAAAAAAAGTTGCTAAAAGACAAGAAAAACGCTTGTTTCAGGCGTTTTTAGTACATATTTTTAATCAGTTATCTTACACTTCCTCTTACAATAAAAGTACTCTCTAACTATCATCAGACTACAACGACTTTATTATTTTGTCAAGTACAATTTTCCATTTTTTGTTGATTTTTTTTAGTTTTTTAGGTTTTATCGGTGTTTTTACAAAGAGCCTATGCATAGCTATCCTGTCGAGGCGTAATACACAGCCTTGCATAGAGCGAGAAAAGATAATAGTGTAAGAGCAACCTTTAGAAGAACCTTAGGCTACTTTATCAAGAATTGCTGCGGCAATCCGTTTCTTTTGCTCTTTTTCAGGCGTCATGTGTCCGCCGTACCGCCGCAATTCAGCAGGGTTATCGTGGCGAGTAATGTATAATAATTCAGCCTCGGAAAAGCCTTCATCCAATAAAACGGTTGCGTATGTGTGTCGATAGCTATGAAGGGTAAGCCCTTTTCTCTTTATTCCCAGCTTTTTCAATGTGGCGGTGAAATTACTGTAAATAGTGTTATAGTCCAGTACACGGGTTTCTTCTGCGGAATAAAACACGAATGATTCACCGTTGTTTTTAAACGGGCTTTTTTCGATAAATGACAAAAGTTTAGCGGTGAAATTTTCAGTAATCGGTACGAGGTCGCACCGTCCTGTTTTTGTTTCCTTTATACGGTCTCCCGCCCTGCAATAGCATTTATCAATATTCAGCGCATAATATGTATCCATTCGCTTTATATCTTTTATTTGAAGCGAGAGCAGCTCCCCAATGCGGCAGCCGGTTTTTAATAAGGTTTCATTTAGTAATTGATATTCTTCCGACCCGAACGGGTTATCAGCTCCATCAAATAAATGCGTCAATTCCTCTTTTGTGAAGATTTCTTTTTCCGCTGTCTTTGTAGAAAATTTTGTCAAACCTTTTGCTACATCAAAAAGGATAAGATGATTATCATGCGCAAAATGAAGCGCTTGAGCGAATGCAGTACGTATAACATGCATACTAAGGTCTTTTAGATTGCCTTGTGCTTTTATATTGCCAAGCAAGGTATTTATATCATCTTCGGTTATATCGATAAGGCGTGTAGAAGGAAAAAGCTGGCCGTATTTATTCATAACGCCTCGTATTTTTTTAAACCGTTCAGGATTGGGGATTTTCTGTCCTAACCGCCGTTTTTGCTTAATCTGCGGGCTTGTTTCATAATCCCAAAAAAGTAACATATAATCTTTGAAAGTAAGCGTTTCTAATACCGTCAGTATTTCCCGTACTTCTTGCGGGGGCTTTTTCCCGTTTGAAGTGAAAATGGTCGGAATGATTGCCGGAGATTTTTGAGCATTCGGGGCGGCAGTAGAAGTATCTGCGCTCACTTTTTGCGATGCTGCTATTTTAAGCGATTGAGATACAACAGTCTGGAGCGTTTTGATAATTTCTTCTTTTTCTAAAAGTTTGTCGTCTAAGAGAGAAGCGAGATAGCGTAAATCAATTTGTTTCTGTTTTTTATTAAAGGTACTTTGCCCGTTATAATATGCTTCGCGCGCCATCCGTTCAGCTTGAGCTCTATCCCTCGTACCGGTACTCTTTGCCGTCATGTATTGACCGGTTAGCTTATCCTTGAATTGGACATACAGGATACCGTTCTCTTTGTTTCGTGGATAGATACACCACATCTGCTGTTCTTTCATAGCGTATGCCTCCTTGAAAAAATGATAAGATTTCTATTACGGCCATTTTCGGCAGTAGGGAGGAGATTCTTTAAAAGCCGAACAAAAAGAGCATCATGTAATGATGGATATAGTGATAGATAAAAAGCAATGCGTACTATTGACAATGGAGAGTATGCCTTTTATTATTATAAATAAAGGAAGCAGTAACTAGTTTTTATATACTCTATTCATACCATCCGCTTTTTTTGTAAGTGGAGGAGGCTTCGTACATTCATGTTTGCAGTAAAATAATATAAAATGGAGATTAGATAAATGAATTTTACTGATAAATTATCAATAAACTTAAATGATGATTTTTTTTCAGATAAAATATTATTTCAATCAAAGGAAAATCCGAATGCAAACCTATCTAATAATATACAGTTTTTAGATAAATCAAGAGAACAAATAGTATACGAAGTCGCACAACGAGCAAAGAAGGTATTTGATTTTGAGTAAAACTTCGCAAATAGTATATCATGCTATTTTTTCCGATTATATCTATCGGCAAGATGATTATTTTGAATATATCAATGCTCCGTATCTTGAAAAAGCAGACAAAAACGAGCGTTTTGAGTTTATCCAATATCTTGTGAATGAAATATTTGAAAAGATGATACCTTTCGATATTCGTCAATACATGACGCCAAAGATAAATCCTATAGCGTTTTATCAAGCTGTGGGTAAATTTTCCCGTGATGTGTATGGTCAAAAACGGCTCATTGCGAGAATGAATGGCCTTGAAAATATTCCACAAATAGATGAATTGCAACAATATAAGGATTATGGTTTTAAAATAGATTCAACTAATCCGTATGTTCATCGTATCGCTTCCGTATTTTTATATTGGTTTAGTGTAATAAAGCCTTTTTCGTTAGAAATGTCTTATATATAACTTATTTCCTTGTACAAGCTGCTTTAACAGGTACAACAATACAATTGCGAATTGAAGATAACTGGGAATATTTTAAAAAATTTCTAAGTGATTTACATTTTAGAAATCTTTCTCGCTCCTCTTTGGAATTTTTCCTAGCCTCATATCAGCTTATAACCTAATATCTTTATTTACCCTCCGATGTTTATCCCGCATTGCCTTTTTCAGGTTGCTTTAGCATTAAAACAAAGACGATTTTTTAACTTGCCAAATAGCCCTCTTTCGCTTATACTTATGCTTATAAGGAGTAAATTATGGACAATAATCACTATAAAACAGTCGGAATCGGTAAAATGATATTAAAAAAGAAAATAAACGATAAAGGGAATATACCGTATCTACACTTTATTGTTGAAAAAGATAGTGATAATGAATATAATGCTATCAATCTTGAATTGTTAGTAACAGCCTCCGGCGAGACGGTTAATGAAGCTATTGCAAACCTTTCTCACATTACTATTTCATATATCAATGATGTATTACAAGTTTCAGGATATGCAGGTCTGATAGAACTTGCAAAAAGTTCAGCGATGGAGAAATACTGGGCGCAATACCGCGAATTGGAGTTCAAAGCTGCGGAGTATGGGAAGGATTTAGGACATACCATTGACGAAGATATTCAAAGCAGATTGTTGCGTGTAATTAATGATAAAGCGATTGAAAAAGCAGCTGATTGTCTTTCCAAGGAAATGGTTGAAATGCTCCGTGATATGTATGCTGATATTTATAGCTTGAGCGTTTCCTACACCGAAATAGAGGCCGCGTAAATGAAATTAGACATGAACTGTGTGTTACACCATCTTTTGCAGCAGCATATCATATCATCGCATGATGAACCAGAATATATAGATAATAAAACCTATGAAGTTCGATGCTTTATGAATAAGACACCGAAAGCAGTAATGAGGTTTTTTGTGCAGATAAAGAGTGAAAATCATGTAATACAGGATATTTCACTTGAAAATTTTGCACGGCATTTTGACTTTGACATTACCGCTATACTCATCCATTGCAAAGTGTAGGTAACAGGATAATCATTGATTATTTTAAAGCAGCAATGCAGTAAGCCCGATATACTGAGTATATCAAGGGTACTATCACTTGTAGGTCATAAAAATACAAGGAGCAGACTATGGCAGAACGTGATTTAAGACAAGAGCTCGATCAACTTGATATTATTTCTTTTGATTGCACAGGAGTTGCGACAAAAGAGGATATTTTTTTGTCGCTTGATAAAATTAAAGAACACATGAATAATACCACAGATGAAATTCTCCTAAAGAAAATAGATAGCTTACTTGAACAGAAAAAAAAGCGGAGATATAACGGAGTAAACCCTGAATGAAAAATTATCGAAATGATGTATCTATAGCTGTAAATTTTTTCCGGCCTGTACTATCAAAATTGAATATCAGGAATAAAGAAAAGCAGGAGGATGTTTTTCTTGTAGAGTTTGATCATTTGGATTTCTTAAATCTTGAGACGTGTGTTGTTACCGTTCTGCTTGCTAATCTTGACAAGGCTGGTGGTTTGTTTTTTTGCCGGAAAACAGAAAATATTACTGCTTGCTATATAATATTAAATAGTAATTTATATAATAATGAAGGAAATTTAGAAAAGGTAAAAATAGTAGGCGTTCATGAATTTTGTCATTTTATGGCTATTATTTATTCTTTAACGGCAACAACGATTGAAAAACAAAGAGATTTTTTGACCAAACGGCTATCAAAAAAAATTGATGACTTTGATATAGCCGCGCTCAATACATTTTATCAAGCACTAACACAAGATGATGTAAAGACTGATGATATAGCAGAATTTAGTGATAGCCATTTTCGCTTGGATTGCGAAGGTGATACAGTAAATTATGACGTTTTGTTCAATAATGTTTTGTTTTCAAAAGAGCTTTTTGAAGAATATTTTAAAAGAGAAAAGCAAAAACAGTTCAAAATTTTGTTAGAAAAAGCTGATGATGCTTCAGTACAAGAGGGCATATCCTTATATATGCAGACGATAACTAACGCTGCAGAAGATAAAAGCGTTCCTGTTAAGTATGCAAAAAAACAAGCATTTGCATGGGTTAAGGACTATCTAAAATAGTAAGGATAACAATAATATATATAAGGAGTTTACCATGAAAAAAATTACCGTTTTACTGCTGCTGGTACTGGCGCTTGCAGGATGTGGAAAAATAGAATCTGGGACGATTACCATTCAAAATAATTCGAGCTATAAGGTTACATGCGGCGTTGGAGAAAACTGGACTGTTTCGTCTCATGATATTCTTTCCGGACATACTCAACAAATTAATTGGAAAAACTATGTTTTAGTTTGGAATCAGACGCCGGAAAACATTGTAACATGTGAACGGACTGGCGATACGGTAGTCCTTAAAGACAATACGCCCTCGTATACTGTGTATATTAAAAATACCACTGGCCAAGCAATTACAATAATAGACAAAATAAAAATAGATACCGGCCTGAAGGATGAACACGGCAACCCTATATATATAGATAAGGTATGCTATGTACTTGCTGATAAAAACAACAATAAAAGTATACAAATGAATTGAGTATTGCTAATGGTACCACAAACGAATATTCATTTTACGGATTTTTAAGGGCCGAAAATTTTCAACATACCTCAATGGCGGGCTGTTCCGTTTCTATTAAAAAAGAAACAGCAATAAAACGTATAAAGACTGACGTTCGCCAAGTAATTGAATTGACAAAATAAAAAGGGTTGTTATATAGGCAAGCGATTATTGTTTTACACAGAGACTATAGACAGGAAGCCAGACATCGGAAGAAAGCCATTCTTCACCTGTTTTTTTCATATATAAAGCACCAATCGGTAAACTTGATATATCATCATCTTGTGTTGGAAGATTTTTAAAAGTAATAATCCTTCTCTGCTTTTCAACGCCTTTTATGATTATATTGCCTGGTGCACATCCTCCCTCTTCTTTGCTGTTAGGATAGTCTCTCCGAGGGTGGTATGGCATGTCATATATACCACCTGTCCCCGAGAGTTCCTCGGTGTTCTCTCCATATGTGCTAAGCAGATATACTTTTCTTACATCTGTTCGACTTGTACCGTTTTTAAAATAAATGGTATATGTATCAATAAAAAGAGTATAAAAAAATGTGGATACCTTATATCTCATTCGAGAGCCGCGAGAACGGAAATCATGGGATAAACGGACGCTATCAACGCGAGGATAGCTACTACTCACACAGGTAACCCGTTCAACTTCTAATCCATTATAAAACATTTTCTGTCCCGGTTTTAAATCTTTTTGTGTGATATTCTTATTAGGTTCTATCTGTATGTCTTTATCTGCTAACATCGCAGATGATATCGTAAAGCATACCGCATCTATATTTCCATTCGGATCAACCTTAAAAATTTCCTCACCCTTATTTTTAATCTTCAATCCGTTATCTTTATCGAACCACGCCTCAAAGTCCGTATCTGAATTCTTATCGCTATCGATGCGGAGACGCTGTACGATAAGCTCTTTCAAAAAGGCTTGGTCTGCGGCAAGTTTTTTGATAAACGCTTCCTGCGCAACAATCACCTTCGCAAAAAGCGCCCCGAAGTGTCCCGTATTTTTCATAAGTTCCGGTATCTCGCAGATATGAAGGAGACAGGCATGGTACTGCTCTACATAGTTCGCTTCAGGCTCTAAGTTTACCCACAGCGTACCCGTCCAGCGGTAACAGACGCCGCATTTCCAGCCGCCTGAGGTTTGAGCCATCAATACCCAATCTCCCGCATTGGCATCCTGCGCGCCGAGCCGCTCACCCTTTGTAATAATCGCCGTTCGGGTAGTCGGTACGGTTTCGGCAACGCCTAAATACTTGGGCGTATAGCCTTGTACGAGGCTTTCAAGCTGTTTTATTTGCGTGCCCTTACTGACAAGGTAGAAAAGCCCGTTTATCTCCCCTTGCGTGAGCACCGTTTTATACAAGCGTACCTCGTCGAATGTCGCATGTGTCTTACCCCCGCCAAGGATAAAGCCTTCAGCCATATCCACCGGCTTATCGCCCGCTAAAAGTTCATAGACCGCTTTTGCATCCTTGTAGACGGTAAAGCGGTTATTCTTTGCAAAAGTAAAGCACCAATGCGCTTGCTTTTGGTCGTCTTTGATATCGGTAATTGCCTTAAAACCGTTTATTACGATCGTTAAAAGGTCTGTGCTCCGGTCAAAGAACCCTTGTATATTCTTAAAGCTGAACACGCCGCGCTCTGCATCCTGCTCTACAACGCCGTCCCATTGCCGCCAAAGAGAGACGGATAGTTCATTGCGGTCGCCTGCGAGGGCAATCGTACCGGTACCTATAGGCAGGTAACAGCCATTACCGGAAACTCCTTGTACCATCTGCGCATCTTCACTCAGTATCATATTCTTCCCGCCGGGGATATAGTTTATCGCTTCCATGATAAGCCCTCCTTATTGTGCCGTTTCGGTAAACATACCGACAAAATAAAAGGGGCGTTGACATACCGGGACGGTAATTTTCAGCCGTAACAGCTTTAAGCCTTGCAGCTCTATCGTGTTTTTTGCCGCTTCTTCAGCGCTTACATGAACAGTCATCCAGCGGAGTCTATTGAGAGCGCCTCTGACAGCAGGAAAGTTCCCCGCTGCAATGGCATCGAAAGCAAAAAGAGCTCCGCTCGTGTGTCCAAAGAAAAGCGGAGATGGAACAGCGGCATCGTCTGTGACTAAAATACCGACAACAAGGTCTTTCCCTTGCTTTTGATACGGAACTCTTACATCAAGATAGGATGCAGAGGCATCAAATCGTGAGAGCGTAAGTTGTTCATACGGCCCGTTATGAACGGATTTACTTTTTGATTGATAAAAATCCAGATCGAAAATCCGCGCCCCCGTCCATACAAAATCGGTTACCCGCTCGGCAATCGCATAGCCGCCTAAATACCATGTAGCAACGCTTGAAGATACGGCAAAGTAGGCGTATCCGTCCGCATCGAGCGTCATATCGGATGCATTGTAATTGAACGCAAGCCATTGGTAATATCTGTTTACCCAGCCTGAAGTATTGGCAGGGCCGAAGACAATCGATTTACCCATATCAGTGTGCTTATCGGAGACAGCAGAGCCGAGGTATATAATAGGCTCTTTTGTATCAGGCTTACAAAGATAAGCGCTGATAAGTCCGTGTCCCCAGTTGTCGATAATCGCTTGGTTTATAAAGAACGTGCCGTCCTTTTCCGAAACGGGTTTTATCCTCAGTACGATATAGTTTTTCGGAAACTCAGAGCCTTTCGTTATTGCATCTTTGCTTTTACAAGGAATAAAATACTGCCCATTCCAGAGCGATGGGGTGTCAATGCTTCCGGTTCCGATGTTCAGCAGGCTGCCGTCTGTCTGCGGGTTTTTATCCGACTCACCGCTATATGCGATATGGGCGTTTTTATATAGCGGGGACGGTAAGCGCCCCCCTTGCTGTAGAAGCGCCAGATTTTCTTGCAGTGCGTTATACGTTTCGGTGAGGCGGTTTACCGCCTGTAATACTTGTTCGTTTGTCATAGGGAAAGCCTCCTTAGATTGTAAGTGAAAATATATCCGTTACACCTTAATGAACGGATAAAGCGGGGAAGGGGCATTTTTCCGTAAATCGGGCGTTTTAGGATAACCGAAGCGGTCATAGCCGCAATAGGCCGTGCTCTTTGGGTTATTGTGGAGCTTTTGCCAGAGGGCATAATAGGCAGGGTAGAGTTCGGGAATAAAACTTGAGCCGTTGGCATACAAAAAGCCGGGGGTATAGCCTGCATGAGAGAAAAAGCGGACTTCCCCTATCGTGCTCAATGATGAGAGAGCGGTCTGTACTCCTTGGTTAAAATCGGTTGTCATTTTGCTTATTGTAGTTTGCGCCTCTTGCAGCTGCTGTGTAAGAGCGTTTTGCGCGTCTTTAAGGCGGGTATTGAGGGTATCTTGTATGCGTTTTTCAAATGAAGAACTTTTTTCATTGAGTGTGTTTTCTGCAGCCGTTATAAGGGCCGCAAGCTCCCGTTTCTTTGCTTCCGCCGTTTGCTTGAGCGTCGTGTCCGCTTCTATTGCACTATTGTGTAAGGCTATTTGAGCGTGCTCAATCGCCTGCGTTAATGCGTTCTTTTGCCCTGCAAGCTCGGAAGCAATATATTCTTTCGCATCCTGCGTTATCTGCGCAATAACCGTGTCGCTTAACGCGGACATTGCTGCCTCTTTTGCTTTTTCGATAAAGTTATGATAGGCAGCTGTTAAATCCTCTAATGCCTTGCCTAATGCTTCATTCGTATATGCCATTTTTACACCCCCTGTACTGCTTTAATAAAATAATGACTGCCGTCATTTTTCACTGTTTGAACCGCCCGAATAAATACGAAAGAGCCGTCATCTTTTGTAATGACAGGGCGTAACGGCCAACCTAAAAGTGCATCTGTACCGGTATTCCATACTTTTTTCACATAGTCTGCAAATTCAGGAAACACATCGGGACTAAAGGGAAGTCCGTTCGCTTCTAAAAAACCAAATCTATATTCTTTATCGTAAGCGGTTAAAACTTCGCCTATAGGATAGTCTGGTTTCTCTAATTTCGGTCGAAGCGGCCAGCCGGTTATGCGGTCGGCTCCGGTGTTAAATACACGCTTTACATACGCCGTAAATTCGGGGAATACATCGGGGCTAAAGGGATGTCCGTTCGCTTCTAAAAAGCCGTGTTTATACTCCCCGTCATAAAAGACTTTTACTTCACCGATGGGACTGTCATAGCGTTGGATGGCGGTAAGAGCGTCAGTCTTTATGACTTTCTGTACCGCCCGATCCTTTTCGATAAGAAAAAAGTCCTCATCGTCAATGCTTGCCGCTCTATCAGTTGCGGATAATACGCCGCCTGCTCCCGCCTCTCCCTTAAAATGCCAGACATTTCCTTGCGTATCGATAACCGCATAGCAACCGGCCCCGTAGGTTTTATCGCTGATAGGCTGCACGATCGCACGAGTATGCCGAACGCCTGAGGTAACGGTAAGCGTATAATTACCGGTGAGCTTATAGACAATCTGATACTGCTTTGCGCCGTTGCCGTTTGTAGGATCGAAAAAGAGACGTAAAGCAAAGTCATTTTGTAATTCCCCTGATAAAATGATGACAGCATGAAGCGCCTCGGCGAATGTCATGGTAATGTCCGTTTTACCGGTACAGTCGTACTCGATAATGCGGCTTTGCCATGCGGTATAGGATGGCTCTGCTTGCGGCCGCTCTTGCGAGGTCTCATCAAAACAGGTATGGACTAACGCGTTTTCGTCGGAAGGAAAACTCATATCGGCGGAAAGCGGCCTACAGACAATCTCCGCCGTATAGTCGGATAAAAGCCCTTCGGCAACGGAAGCCACGCTAAAAACATAATCGGTATCTGCCTTGAGCCGTTCAATGACTTCTTGCCGCTGCTTGGTATGCCGGTAGTTATAAAAATCCTGCGCCTTTTCTTTCCATCTTAATACAAAATCATCCCCATCAGCCTCCCATGTTATACTGATGGCATTTTGCTTTCCGGTTGCCCGAACACCGACAGGAGTTTTCACTATTTTGCGCTCCGCATCACCTTCTTTTTGCGGAACGAGGGCAGAAAGCGGATTAAAAAGGAATCCTCCGATACCGAATTTTTGCGTAAGTTTATTTTCTTTATATGTAATATGCTCTTCTTCTACGGTAACCTCGTAGACGGCATTACTTTGAGGATGGACAAGAGAGACTTCGTCAAAGAGGCGGATGGGTTTAAGCGTTTCAACTTCAAAGACGGGGGCGTCCTCTTTCCGTTTTTCTTTGAGTTTTTTTAGACCGATCTTTTTCAGCTCTTCCCTGCTTTTTATCTTATTGTCAGTAAACGTATCTTCTACCGTCGCCCCATTATCATAGGTTCCCGTCTCAGGGATGCGGAGGTATAGCCGCTGCTGTTTTTCCCCTTCCCCATAGCAGTGAAGCACGTTTACCTTTTGAACGCTCTGTTTTAATTCTTTAATGACAGTATTATTTAACTGCTGGGTAACGGTATCGCTTGCACGTAAAAGATAGGCTGCTTGCGCCTTTTTATTTTTCACTAAACTGCGTTCAAAGGTGAAAAAAAGCCGGCCGTTTTCAAAGGTGCAGGCAGTATCAAAGGGGTATTTTTCCCGGATTTTTTGGATGGCATCCCATAACGTGATATTTGAAAGCTCTATCCCGTCTATCAATTCGTTCATATCGGTAGGAGCAGATTTAACCGTAAATTCGGTCTTTTTTCTGATAATAATTTCAAAGGCGCGGATGACTGGCGTAAAACCGCGTACGGTTCTATCGACTAATACGTTATGCTGATTATATACTTTGTGCGTTGCAAAATCCTGTATCCAGTCAGCATTGTGATAGGTAAGGATAAAACGCACTGCAACATAGCGTTTATCGCTTGCAATTTTTACCCCTGATAAGCTACTGTCATGCTCTTTATCGCGGCGGGGAGAAAGGATCGGGGACGCGGAGAAATCAACATCATCTATATTGACAATAGGAGTATAGGATGATGCCGATTGTACGCTGACGGAGACTTTCTCACCGGTTGTTGCAACCCACCTCACATACCGTTGTCCGACTGCATCTCCACAATCGAAAGCGAATGTAATAGAGCCATGCTCATAATAGTGGATGCTGTCTCCGACTTCCCGATAGTCAAGGTGAATATCTCCGTCTTTTATTTTATTTAAGGCGACATTCGTTTTTTCGATATAACCGGTAAAATCTTCAAGCGTTGATTTTTGAATATAATCAAAGCCGTAAACGGCATCGGCCAATACAAAACTCAAAGGCTTTTTATCCCATCCATGCCAGCTTTCAGGGATGCGGTAATTTTTAAAAAGACTTTCAAGGGTTTTAACGCTTGTGCTTGTTTTGCTGTCATTACTCGAATGCTCGGTAAGGACGACGGTTTGCATTTTTTCCGTATCCCTATAAAGCTCCGCATATTTTGCGTTTTGAGGATAATCGATAAGGTCGAGTTTCCCTGTTCCTTCTTTATTCTTTTTCTGTGAAAAGCTCCAGCCGCATTCATGACTTTTTCCAAGCCGCGCACCGTCTTTATCGTAAAAGATAATCATAGATACCTCCCGTTAAAAGTAAAGGTAACGGTTCCTGCCGGAACATAGATTGAAACGGTATTAGAGCCGGGCATAAAGAAGAGCGGATGAATAACGCTTGAAAGCGTTAAAAGATGTGTGTAATCTTCACCGTCTAAAAAGAGCGCACCGTCTTTATAAAGGAGTGTTTTTCCTTGCGGTATTGTTATTTCACGGGTAATGGTAAGTTCCGTTTCGTTGCAGCGGACTAAAAGCCCATTAACCTTTTCGATGCCGCTTATAGCTATCTCCGGTATGAATGGAATGTTTCCGTCAGCCATAATGGTTATGTCCTGGCGTCCGCCTGCAATTGTTTCGGTTCTTACCCGCCCATAGCCGAACGGATCGAAGGCTTTAAGCGTAAAGCTGACGGTAAATACTTTATGAAGATTTTCTCCATTATAATAGGTTACCTGTATTTGTCCGGTAAGACGGCATCGATAGCTTATTTCATCATCGTCATCACGATAGACGGTTAAATCTTTCCCGCTTAAAAGAGCGAGTAACCGACTGCGCTCTTTTTCTACTGCGCAGGCCGAATCGGTTGGAATCGTACCTGAACACTGAAATGTTCTACCGGTATACTGTTCTTTTCCGGTCGGATACTCTCCATGCCGGTCATTGAGCTTAACAGTATGCGTTTGAATTGTTGAAGCGCTGCTTGAGGCTGTTATCCATATCGGAATATCTAATTGTCTTTCTCCGTCAAAGATTCTCATACTTCTCTTTACCCTGCCAATGCCTCTTGTACAATTTCCGTTAGTACCGCTTTTAAGTCGGTTTGTTCGGTTGCGATTATGTTAATGGTACTATTATAGGAGTTATACGTAACGGAATTGATAATAATTTGGGTAGCCGTTAGATGCTGAATAGTCGTTTCTTTTAAATCGATAACCTGATTAATTGTTTTAAACCCTGTACGAATTGCTTCAAGTAATACGTCCCGGTCGGCGCCTGAAAGCTGCTGAATAATTGAGCCTGACGTTTTAGACTTAACCTCTACGCCGCCTTCTAAGGCTTTCGTAACCTTTGAAAGTTCGGCCATATTCCCTTCTAAGTTATCATAGAGGTTTTTCAGCTTATCAATAGTGCCGGTTACTTCTTCCCCTGTAATCTTGCCGTCTTTCATAATATCCGCAATAATCGCATCGACTTTTTGTTTGATGCCGGCATTTTCAACAGCGGCTTGAATAATCGCCTTTTTCATTTCAGAGGCAAATGATTTTTTAAAACTTCCCCAGTCGGCATTATAGGCGGCATCTCCCAGCGCATTCGTAAGAGAAGAAACGATTGCAGAGCCGACGGCTTCCCATTCTTTTTTTGCACTCTCCGCAGAAATGCCGAAGCGTTTATTCATATCGTCAAATATTTTTCCCGCTTCTTTTCCGATTACTTCGATTTGCTTTAAACCTTCTTCATAGGTGAGACGCCCTGTTTCAACACGATCAAATACTTGCGCTATTCTTTGCGAAATGGTATTTTTTACCGCTTTATTAACGAGCGCTTCATACAGCTGCTCCTGTAAAGCTTTTTTAAAGTCTTTCATATTACGAGTCTTTACATATGCAGCCAATGCAGAATCAAGGCTTCCGATATAGTTTGAAAGCGGATCAATGTTCTTGCTGGTAACGCCTGCGTCTTTTAAGCCTTTTTCAATCGCCTGCTGCGCAAAATCTTTCCACTTTTTGGCAAGTTCATAATCGCCTTGCCGCATCGCGTCATTGTATTTTTCCATTACTTGCGCGACGGTATACTGCGCCGTTTCCGTCGTATAATAGGTTTCTTCCTGATGGAACCAATCAAGCGGATCCCACCATTTATCAACTTTTCTCGTCCGTTTTTGCTGATAGGTAAATGTCGCTGCCGTTTGTAAATTCTTTATATTATCTAAGACTCCATCAATACGCTTCTTTTCTATATCCAACGCTTGACTGTCAAAAATAGTATTGACAGATATCTTTTTCCCTGCCTGCAATTTTGAGATATTTTTAACGACCTCTCCGGTGAGAGACGCTGCATTCCGTATATTTTCCTCTTGCTGTCTTTTTATCTCATCATTAAATTTTTTTGCATCTTCTCGCGCTTTTTCTGTGATTTTCTCATTGCGCTTTTTTACGGCTTTTAGGATGTTTGTAGTAATGCCTATCACACTGCTTATACCGCCGAGCACTGCTTGTGCTACCGGATTACCGACCATTGAGCTTATTTTTCCTAGTATATCCCCTGATGCTTGTAAGGCAGCAATTCCTTCAAGACCTCCTTTTTCAATCGCATCCGCTATAACGCGCGCAAGACTGTCGGCAATGCCCAATATTCCGTCCATAACGCTTCTCGCCTTGGACATCTTAGCCGCAGTTTTATCGATTTCCGCCTTTTTATCTGCAAGTTTCTTATAGCGGTCTAATTCATCATCATCTTTTATCTTCCCGTCCCGCTTCGCTTGCTTTAATACCTCATGCGCATTTTTCTGCTCTTGTTCTATATCAATGAGCTTAATCTCAAGATCAGACTTTCCAACGCTCTCTAATCCTTTAAGCGTATCATCTATTTGGCTTAACGAATATTTTGATTCGCCTAATTCCATTTTTAATTTATTCGCTTCTTCTTGTAATTCCTGTAAATACCGCTGCGCTTGCCCTGCTTCTTTCGATGATACCGCTCCCGACTCTCCTTCTAAAAGCGCTTTTGTTTTTACAATTTCTTCTTGCGTTTTCTGTAACGCTTCTCGTAATTCCCTTTGCTGCTCCTGATAACGCGCAAAAGCATCACCCATAAGCTTTGTTTTAGTAAGCTCTTCCCCAAGCGTTACCCCTGAACCTTTACTATCTTTTGTCGCTTCTTTCGTTTGCACGGATACGCCTTTCCCCGCGCCTTTTTTCTTATCTTCTTCTTCAATGAATTGTTCAATGAGTGCAAAATACTTTTGCAGTTCTTTTGAATCGATAGTGAATGTTTTGTCAATATCTTCCGGTTTTATATCAAAAAGTTTCTTTAATTCCGTTTGAAAATACTTTATTTTTTCAGCAGGCACACTGAAATGTTCTCCCATTTTTTCAGTATATTGTTTCCGCTCCGCTATTATCTTTTTCTCCGCTTCCCAGTTCTTTTCAAGATGCGCTAATTCCTCTTGATAGCTTTTCTTTTTCTTCTCATGCGGATTATCGAGGTCTGAAAGAGCGCTTTCCCCGTTTTTTATTTTTTCTTCCAATACAACGATCTGTTTTAATTGCTCAACCGCTGTTGCAACTATAGGGAACCTCTAAAAATTGCAAGTCTATCAACTTGTTCTGTAAAGAAACGATTATCATATCCGCTAATGCGAATTGCGAATCAGTTTTTTAGAGGTTTTCCTTAGGTTTAATTTGCGATGTTACGATAAAAACGGTACGTCCTTATACCGTTTTTATCTTCAAGTTTTCTTAATCGAAAACTTGTTACTGCTAAAGCTGCTGTCATCCGTGGCGGTACTGATAGTCATTATGTTATGAAGACTTAAATAAAAACTCGTTATCAGCTTTGCTGATGAGGCATCTTCTAAAAATCTAACCGAGTTTTTATAGAAGCCCTGGGGAAATTTAATTGCACTGTTGACTTTTTTTTTATTTTATGCTATTCTCTTCAAAGTTTGAAATAAGGAAAAAATCTGAATGAATAAATCTTTGAAATTCGGTTTGTTTGTTTGTTTGTTTGTTTGTTTGTTTGTTTTATCTGTATCTCATGTGCAACAACGACAGCAGCAACAACACGACTTATCTCTAACTTTTCAGGATATGATTATAAAAATCAACCGAGTCAAAATCTAAAAGTACAACCTGAATGGGTTACAAAAACTCCGCCTGAAGAAGATACTCCTGACGGAAAAATTTATCATTTTATAGGTTCGTATTCTGCAGCTGAGAATAAAGCAAATGACAGCCGCTTGGAATTTGCAAGAACAAAAGCTGCGGAAGATGCCAGAAATCAAGTTTCTAATTTTTTGAACAGCGAAATAAAATATACTGTAAAAGATTCTGTTCAGGAAACCGGTTTATCTTCTGACGAAAATATTAACGGTAAAAAAACTTCCATTGAAAATCGAAAATCCAAAGACGAGCTTTACATTGAGTCTTATTTCAAATCTTCATCTTCTTTTGGAGGGCTTATAAGACGCGATGAATTTTGGGAATGTTACGAAACTCAAAAGAAAAATGACAGCAAAACTTTTTATAAAAGCTGGATTCATTACACAATAAGCCAAAAAGACATAGACAAAGCAAAATTGGAATTGGAACGCAAGGAAAAAATTTCAGAAAAAGAAAAGCGTGCGTTTGAAGATTACTCTTCTCGCTCAACTTATGTAATCAAGCTGATTCAAAATACAAATTTTTTAGAAAAAGAAGAAGAATATAAAAATCTATATTTTGAATTATGCGAGATAAATTCTTTTCTAAACGGTTTGACCTATTACAACACGCTGGATTTAGCTGACGAAGAACGTCGCAAATATGAAACGTGTCTTGAAACGATAAAAAAGGCATTGGACGAATTTGATCCGACTGATGTTCAAAAACAGCAGTTTTTATATCGAATCAGAGCACAGCTCGCAGAATTAGGACAAAAATCTGATTACATACAAAAACTTGAATCTGATATTTCCTTTTTAAAACAAGAAAAATCAAGAATTGTAAAAGATTTTGAAAATCAACTTTTTCTAAAAGATGAAAAAAATGAACTTATAAACCGTCTTATAAAAGATTTTAAAACCGGAATTCATGATGAAATTTCAGATATTCAAAAACAAGGCATCCGTCTTGTTTCAACAAATATTTTCGCAGTGTATCCGGCAAAGCCTGAATTAAAACATTCTGAAAACGGTTTTCAATATTGCACAAATGCGGTTACAAACAGAGAATGGATTTCATTTCTTACAATGACAGGAAATCTTGATTATTCAAAAGCAGAAAACGGTCTTGACTCGCCTGTTCAAGACTTGAGTTTTTATGATGCAGTATCTTACTGCAACTGGTTAAGCCGTCTTTATGGTCTGCCGGAATTTTATTCTATTGAAGAAGATAAAATTGCTTTCAACAACAATTCCGGGTACAGACTTCCATCTAATATGGAAATAAATGAAATCCGGAATAAAAAAATATTTTCAAACTCTTCAGAAACATTTTCTTACTGGACTAATGATTTTTATGTGTGCTTTTGCAGGTCGGGAAAATTGCAAATTCATTCAGAAGAAGTTTCATCTTCCATGCGAAAAGAAAAACTTGCCGGCGTAATAATTGTAAGGTCTAGCGATGCTGATAAATAAACGGAGTTTTTTTACAATTTATTTGATTTTCTTAATTGCAAAATGTTTTCCGGAAGACTGCACAATTGAAAACATAGTAAAAAACTTTCTTGAAAACAATATTTCAGGTTACGAAACATATCTTTCAATTGAAGAATTTTCTGAATTAAACACACTGCAAAAAACTTATTTTTATCTTTTTAAAACCGGCGAAACAAAACTTGCTGAAAATATTTTAAATTTGAGCAAAGAAAAATATATTTCTCTAAAAAATTCAGCAGACGAAAAGTTCTCGCTTCAAATTAAGCAGGCAGAAAACCGTTTACGAATTATACAAAAAACATTTCCGGCTAATGATATTTTAAAAACAGAAAAAGACTTTTTAAAACTTAAATTGCGTTTTTCAGAAACAAACATTGTGCCTCCACACAATTCAGTTCTTTCGGAAATCGATCGTCTTTATAATTTTGCCATGCTTGAAAAATTTCAAAAAAAATATGTTGTAAAGAATAATGACAGCCTTGTAAAAATCTCAGAACAGAAATTCGGGACATATGAAAAATGGAAAAACATTTATGAGCTTAACAAAAACAAAATGCCTCATCCTGAAAATCCGGATTTAATATATCCCGATATGATTCTCGTTCTGCCATAAAACAAAAAGAAAGCCTTGTGGCTTTTTATAAATTAATTTGGAGGATAAATCTTATGAAAAAGATTGTCAATGTAGGCTTTGCTCTTGGATGTGCAATAGCCATGATTTCTGTTGCAGGCTGCGCTTCAGCTCCCGCAAGTTCAAAACCTACTGTTGAAGCGCCGAAACGTGTAATTGGAAAAGAAGGAGTTCCTATGCCGGAATGGGTAAGGAATATTCCAGTTGCAGAAGATGTTATGTATTTTGTCGGTGAAGGCAGAGCGGGAGACACTGACACCGCAAAAAAGAATTCAGCTATTGCAGATGCTGGAAGACAAATTGGTGCATGGAAAGAGTCTGTTATAACCAGTGCCATCAAGGATTATGTGGACGAAAGCGGAGAAACAGGCAATACCCAGTCTTTGGAAAAATTGCAAATTGCTTCTATTATGAAAGCTACAGCAAATACAAGCGGTATTAGGCACTCACTTTCTTGGATAAATCCTGAGGGATACTATATTGTTCTTGTTGAATATCCAAAAGGAGATTTGAAAAAAGATTTTAAATCTTCTTTAAATGAATTTGTCAGAAATGAATCTGCTGCTTTTGCAGATTTCAAAGCCGATGAAGCATTCCGCGCTCTTGACAATAGGCTAAAATAAGAGAGCCTGATTCAGCTTGACAATAACCCAGACAGCAAAAAAAATTGCTGTCTGGGTTTAATCATAGGATTAGTATGAAGTTTTTCTTTATTCTTATATTTGTGACTATCTCATATTCCAATTTGTTCTGTGAATCTGAAGATTTTATGCAAGCTGAAAGCTCCTTAAATTCTACTAAAAATGAAATTGAACGGATAAATTCAGTCTTAAACAATACAGAGCATGACAACTTCACATATATTGGCTTGTCGCCGAAAATGCAAAGTCCCAAAAAAGAAATTCAGCAGGCAAAAATTCATATTGCAAACCAAATTGCAATGAATATAAAATGCAACATTGATGTCGGATTCATATCGTTTTATACGGAAAATTCTTTTAAAAGCAACAAAGATTCTTTTATCGATTATTTTGATGCGGATACAAAATACATTGTTGATAACATAGAAATTTCCAGCATTCACTATTTTTCAAATCTGACAGTAGTCATTGGAAAATACAAAAATAAGGCAAGCGAGTGTGCGTTAAAAATACCGCGAAATTTCGGAGAACGTCCACAGTGGATTTCAAATATTCCAAAAATAGACGGATTTTATGTTGGTGTGGGGATGGCGGACAAATATTCTGTCCCTTACAAATCAATGCTTGTTGCAGATGTGAATGCAGCCCAACAAATTTCCGTTGAAAAATATGCGTTTATAACTTCATTTTATTATGAAAACATTACGAGCTCATCTTCAAAGATTTTAAATTCGGAAAAAATATCAGGAGCTGATTTAACCCTATCGAAATCTGAATTATATGGATTTTATGTTATCGACAGATGGATTGAGCCTGACGGTTCAACTTTCTATTCACTTGCAATTGCTAAACGAAAATAAATTTTACAGAGGTTGTTTATGAAAAAGTCTTTTTTAATCTTGATTGTTCTGTCTGTGTTTTCTTTTTTACACGCTGAAATTGATTCCGTGTATAAAGCAAGAATCCAGCAGAAAATAGCAGAATTGGAATTTGACGGAATGCTATCTCTTTGGATTACTGACTGCGATACTGGAAAACCCATACAGTCGGCAACAGTTGATATTTCTAACATTGGAACTTTTAAAACCGACAGCAATGGTATCGCCTCATTTCCTACGCTTGCAGATGGAATTTATGATTTTACAATAAATCATAATGAATATGTTTCTACAAATGAAAAATTTGAAGTTTTTGGAGAAAGTATTTTTTTCTACAAATATTCTGTTCCTAAAAAAGTAGATTACAAATGCATAAAAATAATTCTTGATTGGGGACAAACTCCCAAAGATTTGGATGCGCATTTGATAAAAGAAAATTTTTACCACATTTCATTTCGCGATAAAATAAAAAGCAATGACAAAACAGTCTGGCTTGACAGAGATGACATGAACAGTTTTGGACCAGAAACAATTACAATAACAGAACTTGATAAAAATTCAACTTACAAATATTTTGTATTCAATTGGACTGACCGAAACAATTCAAAAAATCTTAACCTTTCAAAATCAGGAGCAAAAGTTCGAATATATGCAGAGAATAAATTTTTGCATACATTCAAAATTTCTGATTCAAAGCAGGGAATAAAATGGAACGTGTTTAATATTGAACATGGACAATTCGTTCCTGTAAACGAAATTGAATAACATCTGTCCAAGATAAATTATGTAGAGTTTAAAGTCTGTAATTCACAATATAGTTTTAGTATCAAATAAATTTTTATCATGAAGGAATTACAGACAGGAATAAATATAACACAAAATATGGACAGCTGCCTATCATTAGTTGAGATATCTCAATTTGAAAAATGCGTATCCGCCTCGCTGCCGCCCTCCGGTATTGCTTCATTCAGCAATACGCGTATTCTTTGTATAAGCGCTTCTGTGATTATCATGCCGCTGCCTTTTCCTTTATGCTTTATGAAAAGGATAGGTAGACACACCGCCTATCCTCTCTTTTAAAACCTTATGCAAGCTTTACCTTCTGCACCGAACCGGACACATCGGCAATCACTGCACGGCTAAAGAACTGTACAACATCAAGCTCCGAAAGCGTAAGAATATTCCCACGCTGCTTAAGATGCGTTAAATCCTCTTTTACAAGCGCTTTAAACGACTGCTTCGGCACGATTAAATACACCTCGTTATCAGCAGGGGCTTTAAAATCGTACTTAACGCCGCCAACTTCACCCGTCCAACCGTCATAGCTTAAAACGGTTTTTATCTGACCGAGCTTTCCAAGCTGCGTACCTTTTTGCAGTAAACCGTCGATTGCCGCTTCTACATCCATTGCCGTCGCAGAATTGCAGAGGGCAACCGTCGGGCGCAGCCTAAAACCGCCTTCATTCGTACGCTTGAGGGCATCCTTAATCCCTTGCCGCAAGGTAAGCCACACGTTTTCAAGTTCAGTGCTGCCGCTTGATACCTTATTGGTAACGGCGCCGCCGGTATATGTGTGCGTGATAATCGGCGATAAGTGCAGATGATCAAGAATTGCGTTGTGCGCAATACCGAGCACCTTTGATGCCTGCGGCAGCTTCCAAAATTCATTAAAGTTTACCCATCCCCGCGAGATGGAATAACCGCAGGCGAACGTTTTAAAATCAACGGTATCGAGCTTACCGAATTTGAAATCCGCCATCGGCACACTTTCCCCATCGTTGGTAACGCCGAACGCCGCGCGCATTCCGATAAGTTCCATCACCTTGATAGTACGGGGAAAATCGGCGTTCTTAATCTCTTCATAAATGAAAGGATACAGCGCCGGATGCTCCGCCATGCCGAGCGATACGTCAAGCACGGATTGTTTTGCAAATGTATGCACATCCTCCTGGCTCATCATCTCCCCTTCCGGTAAGCCGATAGTCCGCGCGAGCGCTTCCCGTGTAAAGACTTCTTTGCGCGCACCGAAACCGGTAACGGTTACATCCATTTCACCGGTAGGAAGTTTCGGCGCACGGTATTGAAGCGTCATCGGTTTTTTATCCGTACTATTTTTCATGCGGATTGTGTCATGCGATATAAATTCCATTGTTTTTTATCCTCCTCCTTATGCGTGAAGCGAAAAAAGCGCCGCTCCGCCGACAACACCCCAGTAATAACCGACCAGCCGGTTACCGCTGTCCGTTTTCGTGAGCTTGCCGTCCGAAGCGCCGAGATACACCTTTTCGCCGATTTTCGGCAGATTGGCGCTTTCGTAGCTTTCCGTTGTCCATTCCCGCTGTGTGTCAAAAGAAACTGTTACCTGACTACCTGTCTCTTTTTGCAGCACCACGCCTGCACGGTCTCCGACAAAGACAATACCGTGATTGTCGAGCGTCTGTACGCCTCCTGCCGGAATAGTTACATCGCTGATTGCAACCGTTTTATTGACCGATAAAAGTCTGTGTTCTCCTGTCATGCTTTCACCCCTCGTTTAGATTACGTATGCTTCCCGCTCTCTGCTTCCGGCCTGTTTGTTTTCCATCTGACCAAGCGGGGCGGTTGCAGTTTTTACCTGTACCATCTTTTGAATGTCCTCATCGTTTATCACGCGATCCATCTCGCCTGCAACCTGCGCTTTACTCATACCGGCTTCAAAATGACAGAATTTATCGACCATTGCAGCCATTTCACCGGTGGGCTTACCGTCTTTGGTTAAGCCCTTTTCAGCCTTGACCGCATTGACCATTTCGCCAAGCGCTTTTTTTGCCGCTTGCGCTTTTTCTTCTTCCTTCGCTTTTTTGGCAAAGTTGATAGCATCGGTAAGCGTCATTTCTCCGGCCGCTTCTTTCAATTTGGTAAGTTCACTGGAATCCGCTTGTAAGCCTTTCAGCTGTTCCGCATCTTCGAGCGTTACGCCCATCTCACCTGCAACAGCTTGAGCAGACAAAAGCCCGCTTTTTGTACGCCGCGCAATTTCTGCCGTAAGCTCATCATTGGGTATACTTGTAATTTCCATCTTTTCCTCCATTGGTTTATATTCAACAACGCGGCGCACCTTTTGCGCCGCGCCGACTGTAACCGTATCGTTTTGGATGCGGTACGGAATTTTGTACAGTTGATTTTCATATTCGCCGATGACAAAATCATCATAAAAATCTTCCGTAAACACATAATCTTTATAGTGCGCTTGCAAAGCCGCGCGGATTTTTCCTTGCCGCTCGTAAAAGCTCATATCTTCCATTTGCCCGATCGCGCTTTCGTTCCGCTGCCCTTCAGAAAGCGGCGGCACAAAATCTACCGACCGAAGCGCGTAATCAATAACCGTCTTACGGCTTTCATCCGCATACGTCGGAATGCCCCAGATAGAAACTGCATTAATCTGCTTGTTTTTAAGCCACCGCCTAATGTCTTTTGCATCCTCCCCCTTGTCAGGGATAATGCGGTAATAGATTTTGCCGGCCTCTTTATCGAGGAGCGCCCCGATAACCGAACCGTACAGTTTCCGCCCTTCATAAAAAAAGGCTTCTTGCGATTGATGCCCGTAACCGGACGGGATAAAAACCGTACTCGTTAAAATCGTCTCGACAATGTGCTCATACGCGGAATCCAAATACTCAATGCCGCTTTTACTTGTGCGGTACTCGACGGCAAAAATACAATCGAGCGGATCATCTTCCCCTTTCAGTTCCGCAATCATTTCAGGCGTTGCCAAAGGATTAAGCGGGATGCGCTCTCTCATCGTCTGTGTTTCCGCCTCAGAAAGCATTTCACCTACTGCCTGAATGCAGCTAAACGGAGAGCCGCCGTCAGTAAAAAGCGGCTTTTGTGTATATGTTTTTGTATTTCCTTGCTTACCCATGTCGTTACCTCTATCGATTTGCTTTTATAGCGTTTTATACCCTCGCAAAAACAAAACCTTACAATCGGCATTGTAGATAATCGGGGGTGCGTAACACAAATTTTTAATGCAAAAAAAAGAAAAATATTTAAAAAATCGTTTTTATCCCCGCCGATTTGCGTTACGTATCACGCTTTCGCTATGCTGCTGGTACTGAATTATTCTAAAAGGCAGAAAAAGATTTATGGCAGTAGAAAAATTACCCCTTGAAGGTTGGATCGTCATCGCGTTTATCGCGGTACTTATATTTGTTTTGCTTCATAAGCTCATCAAAAAAGGCGTAAAACTCGGCGTCGGTGATAAGAACATTATCGTTGGTGATCTTGAAAAAAATGTAGACGGCAAACTTGAAGTATTCAAAGCTGATATGGAGAAAAAAGAAAAAGACCGGCTCCATGATGAAGAGTACCGCAAAAAATTATTTAGACGATCCGGTGAGATTGACGAAAAAACAAAAGCGGACGAAAGGCGCGTAATCCGTAAGATTAACGGTACGATTAAAGACGTGTTTTTACCCTTTGTCAAATGCGAGATGCCGATGCTTTCAGTCGTTGAGCTGATAAAAGACGTGCTGCAAGAGCGGGTAGACTATAACTGTATGCGGGAGCGCCTTACTGCAACGGAGCGCAAAGGCTATATCGCTGACATTCTCTATTTTATCGAACAGGATTATAAAGTCTTCTTACATAAACTCCCCGCCGTGCCGTGCGGCGCTGAGCAGTATCCCGCATGGAAAGACATTGCCCCGCAAATAGAGCGCATTGTTAACGAGTGGGCAGATGAGATGATACGCATTATCGCTCGCCGCATTAAAGAAAAAATCACTATGTACAAAGCTGAACAATCGGCGTTTCTGTTACCGGAGTACAAAGAAATCTGTATCGACGATCCCATCAAGAAGAATAACGGCTACTTGAAAGCATTAGGTATAGAACAGGAGGCGTATGTATGACATTAACCGAATTTGTAGACAAATATAACGGCAAAAAGATTGACTTTGACGGCCGCTATGGAGCGCAATGCGTTGATGTGTTCAGGCAATATTGCAAGGACGTATTGGCAATACCGCATACCGGCGGAGTAGTCGGAGCTGCGGAACTGTATACAAAGTATGAAGCGATGCCGCTTGAACAGAAATACTTTGAACGCATTCCGTATAAGGCCGGTATGCAGCCCAAGGCGGGGGATGTGGTTGTCTTCGGAGCAACCAAGACAAACTCTTACGGGCATGTCGCTATTGTTCTTGACGCAAGTACGAAAGAAATAGCGGTCTTTGAGCAGGACGGCTTTAAACAGGATGGCGCACATGTCGGTTCGTGGAACTATGCGCGGGTTTTGGGATTTTTGAGGAAAAGGTAATGAAGTTATCGGAGGATATAGAACTATTACACGGCGACTGTATCGACCTTCTGCCGAAAATACCGGATGGCAGTATCGACACAATTATTACCGATCCGCCGTATTTTCTCGGTATGACACATAACGGACTCAAAGGCGCTTTTAACGATCTTGTGATTTGTAAACCGTTCTATGAAAAGCTCTTTACTGAATACAAGCGTGTATTAAGACTGGACGGCTGCGTCTATTTCTTTTGCGATTGGAGAAGCTGTGCGTTTTACTACCCGATTTTTGATAAAATAGTACAAGCGCATAATCTTTTAGTGTGGGTTAAGCATGGTAGACCAACACAACATCATTATGGTTATGGAAATGAATTTATTCTATTTTCAGGCAAAATCAAAAAAAGCCATATAACGAACGTGATAACGAATATCAAAAGTTTTAATTTTGGCGCTAAAAGGACAAACGGTGAAAAAGTTCATCCCTCACAAAAGCCGGTAGAGCTTATGGAAAAATTCATCATAGACAGTACCAATGTAGGAGATACGGTATTAGATACCTTTGCCGGTTCAGGTACAACTGGCGTTGCCTGCATCAATACCGGCCGCAAGTTCATCGGTATGGAGCTGGACGATAATTATTTTGACATTGCCAAAAGTCGGATTGAAACGGCATTGAAAGAAAAACGGCAAGAATTATTCTATGAACAAAAAGGAGCGGTAAATGAATGAGAAAATCAGCATTGTTTTTATTATCAGCCTTTTGCTTCTTTCTCTTTCCGGCTGCTGCACAAGAGCGGCTGTATACGGTAACGGAAGCGGAGCTTACGAGGTTAGAGAGCATATCGGAGAACTTAGCGAGAGACAAACAGAATCTGCAATCGCAAGCGAACGCCTTAACGGAACGATTGAGAGCGCAAGAGCGGAAAGCGAAAACCTTAACCGAGAAATTACAGCAAGCAGAGAGAATAGCGAGCGGCTTGAAAAGTCAATTACAGACGGAACGCAAGACATTGAAAGCCTTGCGGCAATCTTACAACGCATACGAAAAAGAAGCCGCTCAACAGCTGGCAATGATGCAGGCGATGATTGATAAACAAAAAGACAAGCTGCACCGCAGGATGATTGCCATTATCACACTCTCGGCAATACTAACAATACTCCTTTTTACAATAGGCATGAAATACTTTTTAAAGTTTAAGTTCCTCCTTTTTCACCCTCCCTAGAGGCTGAACAGACAAGGGCAGTTGTCAAGTAATACTTTACAACTGCTTTACCGGTTTATTAAGAAAAATAAGGAACTTTGAACGACAAATCTTAAAACGGTATGCCCTTCACTCTTAAAAAATCACAGTTCCTTATTTCAGGATGTAAGGGCATCGTTCTTTTCATATCATCATAAAGGAATAACTAACTATCCATGACTTTTGACAAGCGTATCATCGGCGCATTACGGGAATCAAAAACTGAACAGCAGATAGAAGATTGTTTTATCCGTTTCGGCATTACCGACATACAAGAAAAACAACGGTATCTAATCTATGCTATGTATGCGCCGTCAATTTTCTTTTCCTCTTTTCAACCGCTTACAGAGGATGCCGTATACCGGATGACCTTAGAAGCCTTTACGGCCGGACATTGGCGGTATACCGCCTTGTGTGAAAAGTTAGGTCTTGTAAAAAAGCCGTTGGAAGATGCCGATAGCCGACTTCTTGATAAGCTCACTGTCTGCACTTCCCAGCAACAGATCGATGCGGTCTTTGAACGTGAAGGAATAGCGGACTTACGGGAACGCTGTAACGTACTCCGGCGTTGTATGCGCGTACAAGAGATACTCGGAGACATCGGCATTTCCTCTGAAAAAGATGATTACGAGTTTGACTGCGCCGTCTTTTTGGAAGGCTCTTTGCGGGATGGATAGGGGCTATTTACCTGTTGCTGATTCAGTTGTTGCGGATTTTACAACATCTGAAAATCGGTTTACTGTGGCGTTTCTATCTTTAAATTCCACAAATGTATAGAGAATAAAAATCGCGACACAATATTCATACTAGAGCAATTATATAAGTTATTGTGTCGCATGGAATTTACCTATTTACTGTTTTTAATTTTAATCGGAAAGGCTTTTTTACCGTACTGATAAGCATATATTTTCTTACCTTTCTTTGTGGTAATACTTGCAACAAAAATGATGGTGCTTTCCGAATCGGTTTGATGATTTTTCATCATAACACCTCCTCATATAAAAGGAGATAGTTGACAGTTGAGATTATTTATCTTACTATAAAGTTACATCTTGATAGCTTGTCAACTATCACAATACAAATCAAACGGAAAGATTATGCTCATTGTTTTTCGTTTGAACCACTAAACAGCCCTTTGTGTACGGCAATACACAAAGGGCTGTTTTATTCCTAATTTAGAAATTAATCCATATACCCCCTTATTCTTTGATAGAATATTCACACGGATTTTTACTGCTTGTAGCGAAACTTTAAAATTTTTAGCTAAAAATGCGAATATATCATCTTGCAAATACCCTGCAACAGATAGCTGTCGATAGGTTTCGCACAATGTTGGCAAAGGCATTAAAAGAGCTGCCGCAAAATAATTCGCTTGTCGTTCAGGCTCTTCAAATGGTCTTATTTTGTGTGATGATCCACGTGCCGCTAATAATTGTATATTGGAGATTTCTGGTAAATGAAGAATACAATGCCCCGTTTCATGTGCTGTTGTAAATCGATCTCGCGGAGAATCTGCACACAACTTTTCATAACAAAGTTCTGTTATTTGTATTCTCTTTGTTTGAAAGACTGTTTGAGCCTCTATTCCTATGGGAAGGTCATCTACTAGTTCCAGTTTTACCCCGCAATAGTCATACATATCATGCTCAAGTATTTGGATCATATTGGTAGGTTGTATGTGATTAAGTGTATTAGGTTGATAATCACACAAAAAAAAGAGAGCTTCTTGTTCAATTGCTTGAAAGGACATCGGCTTAATAGGCAAATTATCAATAAACGAAGGCATTATTGTTTTTCTCCTTTTTTTAAATTTTGTTTAATCATATCTATATTTCGTCTTGCGGCGATCGTCGTCTTTTGTTCGTCATCATTGAGTGTCGTTTCAAATCGCTGCATCTGTTTCTGACAGTCTTCTTCATAAGCGAGTTGATATATTTCGTCTCTGTCTAGCCCGTACAGTTCTGATAACTTAGACAATATATTACTTCTTAATGGTAATAACTTACCGGTTTCTATTTTAGAGATATACATTGCAGAACAATCAATACAATGCGCTATATCACGCAAAGTTAAACGACGTTTATGTCGTTCAAGATATAATATATCGCCGATACTCATTTTTTCACCTTCCATAAATTCTTCCTCCCCGATTTGCATAATAAACATATTTAATTATTATGTCAACTGTTTTGTTTACAAAATAATCAAATAAAAACACCCTCTCTTATCCCTCTACAACCTCAATACTCTCTATTTCATTTGCAAAAATATCATAAAAAATCTTTTCTGTTTTACCAATGGGATCAAGCATTATAGAGGCTATTTCAGGCTCATTGTCGATTGCCCGTGTAAAGCCGGAACAAATACCGTCAAACAGAGTGCCGTTAGTACATGTTACCGAAACTTTCTTATGCAGCGCATTTTTATAACATTTTATCAATTCTGCTTCTGTCATTTTTGAGCCTCTTTTAATGTCGGTACAAGATGTATACCGGTCTTGCTATAATGGATTTTTGCCCTATCGGTTTCATAGAGATTATTATCAATAATGCTTTTGTTGAATCCTTTTAATCTATCATCCTGTATTATTTCGGTTAATCGTCCGTTTATCAAAGATATTACGCCTTTTCCTGCCTTTTCATCGACTATTTTTTGCAAGGTTTCAAGGTCGTTTTTGAAGTAGCTGCCGTCCGCTTTGACGGTTTTAGAGCCGAACATGTGCCGGTTCTGTTTATGCTTATTGACGGCAGTACCATAGCACGTAGCGTATGCTTTTCGATATTTGGTAGGCTCATTATGGAGCGTTTGAAGTTTCTTTTCAAGTCGTATGCGGTACGCTTCATGCCGTCGCTTTTTCAGCTTCTCTTTCTGCGCTTCAGTTAATTCTTCCAAATTGGTAAATGCGGAGGTATTTTGTAGCCGCTTTCTTATTTCTTCCCAATTTTCAGGGGGCTTATTGGCAACGTCGCCGCGCTCTATGTCTTTTGCGATAACCGGCGCTAAAGAGCAAAGACAGCAGATATGCGGCTTTTCGGGGGCGGCATCGACGGGATAAATACCTGCTCCCAGTCCGTAATCATCGGCATACGCCATCGTGTCGCAAATATCGTGATAGCCCGCAAGCCGGTTATTCGATAACAGCCATTTTACCGCTGTTACAGCAGGATTTTCTTTAAAGCCTTCTATCGTTGCCTGCCAATACACTTCGGATAATTCGTTACGGGCAAGCCGTAATGCTTCATAGTTTAAGTTCTTTGGAACCCGCCCTCCCATGCGTTCGTACATATTCGGGTAATCTTTTACAAACGTTTCAGAACCTTTTTTGACATACTGCTGCAACGCTTTTGCAACTTCAACACAGTCGGTATTGATACCGCTTGAAATAATTTCTTGTATCTTGTCATAGTTGTTATCAGATATATCCCATATCCGGTCGGATAATACAAATTTCTTATTCTTAAATATCCGCTCTTTGCGCATGGTACTTTCAGCAATTACCTCCGCTTCACGGAGCGCGTCTTTTTCAATCAGGCGGAATTTGAGCAAGCCTTTTTCTTTGTAGTACCGTTTTATCTGCTCCCCCGTAAAAAGCCCCGCATAAGCGGTGCGGGTTATTCCCTCTTGCGTAATGCGCTCAAGCTCGGAAGCAAAAAAGACTTTTTCCTCTTCTATGCGTTCTACAAGTTCTTTGCCAATACCGGTAAGAATACCCCTCTTACCGATACGCTCCCGTATGCGGTTAATGCTTTCTTGTAACGCGGCTTTTATCTCCGCTTCGGCGGTGAGTAATGCTTTCCTCCTTCCTTGCAATGCCGTACGGATAAATCCTTGTAGCTCTTCCGGTAAGTCCGATAAGTCAAAGTCCATTTACGCGCTCTTAAACAGCTCTTCAATCGCCGCTTCCGCTTCAATGTCGCCGCTCCGGATTCTATCCTGCAAGGCTTCAAGGCGGATTTTGAATTGCAGCCATTCGGTAGCAGCGTCCTTTTCCGTTTCGTAGTCGGCGGGGATTGCCATAAAGGTTTTAAGCGTATTAAAGGCGCTTTTGGGAGAGACTAAGCCCATCGTCATCGCCTTATCCATTGCCCCGACAAAGGTAGCAAGAGCGTTCATCATGGCAACATCGTCTTTTGCCGTCAGTTCCTGCCAACGGACGATCGGATTATCGGCTCCTCCGTCCCCTGCAAACTCATCACGCCCTGCAAGCGCAATGCGGGCTGCTTTGAACACATCGGTAAGCCAATAGTAAAACTCGTTATATTCCCCCTGCCGCCCCTCTACCTTCTTGGCCCACACCGGAGACTGCTCGGCAACGCTCGCATTGGTCGATTGCATCGCCGTTCCATACAGGTATTCAGGCATGGTAAGCTCAACGATAATCCAGTGCAAGAGTTTAAGAAGCGATACTGCGCTTTCGACATTATTATTTTGCCCGACATACCGGATATCGCTTGCCGCCTCTTCACCGTCCATAATAGCCGCCTTAAATTGCGTCATATCAACCGCTTCTTTCCCTTCTGCGATATGTCCGATTTTCTCATCCGTCAGGCCGAATGAGTATTTGAGAAATTGCGCAACGTTTTTCACCTTGACCAATAAACGCGGCTCAAGGATATTGTCGATATGCCGCCCGACTTTCCGCAAGGTCGCATCATACCGGCGGATAAAAGGAACCGCCGGAGCGATCTCAGGGATTCCGTCTTTTAAGAATGTCTGCTTGTTGTTATAAAGACAAAAGACCGGCACGAACGGAAAGGCGGTATGATTGACGGTTTGTTTCTGCTGATACCCCGCAGGCAAGTCGCCGTCAATGTCGATCGTTTCCTTGCCTGCCTCAAGGGTGATGCGGATAACCGCTTTACGGTCTACGCCTCTCTCTTTCCATTTTTCTACTGTTTCAGTTACGAAGCGCGTATAGCCGCCTATAAGGTCTTTGATACAATCATCTTCAATAACAAGCTCAAGAGGGATTTGCTTTATGCGGATTTCACTCCTTCCCGTTGTAGTCTGCTCTAATCTTATCCAGACATAATGCTTACCGTCTACCATTGTTTGCTTGTAAATATTGAATAGCAGCGTCTTATTTCTCGTCAAAAACGCTTGTATCGCTTTTGAAAACGTATCGCTTTCCGCTTGAATATCGGGTAAGCCGATAAACCAGCAAAAGGTATCGATGTAGAGCTTGGTACAGTAGTTGCCGAGCGCATAATCAAGATAGCCGCTAGTGCTCGACGGCGCCGATGAATACAGGGAGCGGGAAAGCACATAATCGGTTTTAACATTACTGAATGCCTCTGCCGCATCCCGCTTTGAAATGCCGTTATCCAAGAATAAGCCGGAGATGCTCCGGTTCCGCATAAAAAAATCTGCAAGTCTCATTTATCATCCGCCTCATCTTCCTGCATCGATTGTTGCTTAAATCCATGCCACTGCATCATCTTTTCAACATCTTTTCTCTTTTTTCTCACCTCTTTTGCATTCCGGTGATTCAATACTGCTGCAGATACCGATACCGCCGCACATAGTATTGAAAAAATCAAACTACCTATATCGCCGTTCATTGCTATATACCTCCCAGTATGTTACATAACGCTTTTTTTGCCGTATCTTCTTGCGCTAAGTCTTTTAAGTCCGGTTTTAAGTAATTGATTGCATGGACAAATGCGTCCATGCGGTCTGGGCTATCGCCTCCAGGCTGCCAGTTACACAGCTCATCTTCAAGCATATCGAGCGGATCGGTTCCGTGCTCCGCATTATAGGTCGCAGGGTTTCTATAGAAGTGAATGCGTCCCTGCTCGCAAAGAGTTGATGAGTTAAGCGCCCGTGCCAATTTTGAATGCACCGCCCGCACACGGTGAATACGCTGCGTTACCCCCGCGTTGATAAGCGTACTTTCTACCATGTCGCCGCCTTGATTATCCTCGATTACTACCGTGTCGGCTTTCTGCGTTTCGGCCGCAGCCTTTACGGTTAAACCCCACTGATGGGGAGTGCCGATAAGCGATGCGTCCGCTAACACGTAGTAGTGGCTTTCGTTTTTATGCTGAATAGAAGTCGCCCCGATAAGCCGTTCGGGGGCGCTGCCCTCTAACACCGTGATAATGCCGGTATGGTTTGAATCTGCCGTATGGCTTGCCGCGGGATCGACACTGACAATAATACGGTAGCGGTTTGCAACAAGCGGTAAAGCGTCAACCTTGTTGTTTTCTATCCAGTCTTTTTTAAAGAGGGCGTTCGGGTTATCGTCAAGGATTTGCGCATACAGTTCTTGCTGCCCTAAGCGCGTCCCTTCGTATTTTGAGACAATCGTACTGATAAAGGTCGGTGAAAGGTTTGACTGATTTTCATACGTACTGCCGACTGTTACATGAACGCACGGCTCGCCCGCGCTGTTTTTAAGCCCCTCAAGCCGCTTGGTAAAGGGCGTCGGTTTCGGCGTACTCGTTACCACGCATAAGGGGTTACTGCCTAAGCGTAAACCAAGAAGAAGGTTATCAAAGGTTTCTTCAGGATACTGCCATTTATGGATTTCATCGCACCAGAGCCAATCAGACTGTGCCCCTCTGGATTTCTCCGGCTCTGAACCGTAGAAAATACTGATAACCGCGCCGTTGTTAAAAAAGACCTTTTTTATCGACGGCTTATACACCATACCGAGATCAGGCGGGCAATAGCGGGCAAGCCCCGACTCTCCGTTAATCATAATATCGCGCACCTCTTCGGCCGTCGCTCCGCATAATGAGAGGTGTTTGTACTTGCCCGTTCTTACCGCTTCGATGATCGCTTGCCCTGCTGTCCGTGTCTTACCCCAGCCGCGCCCGCAGCGCAAACACCAGATGTATTTTTCTCCGGTTATCCAGTCTCTGGGCGGCAGCTGATCATCCCTCGCCCAAAAGCCCCAATCGAACGGCAGCGCGTCAAGCTCTGCGGGGGTAAGCCCATTGATAAACGCTTCTTGCGCTTGTCTATCCCGCCTGAGCATATCAGCGGTAAGTGTCCTATCGTCAATGCACTTCCATCCGGTTTTTACTGTTTGCGGTTCCGTTTTTGCATTCATGCGTTATCCTTTTGCGGGTTCTCTGTTCCCTGACTTTCTCCATCTTGCGCCAGCGGCGCTTCTTGCTCTTTCGATGGAGTATTGTTACCGGCAAGAGTGAGCTTGTCGGAAATCGCCTTTTTCTTGAGCGAAAGGCTTAACTCCATGTCTTCCTGTGTGCCGATAAAAATAGAGAGCTTATCAAGCCCTAATAGTTCGCATTCTTTATTGATAGCGCCGAGGTATGCGTTCATATTATTTGTCGCTAATGCTGCTTCTTTTACCGCTGCAAGTTCTTCTAATTTTTTCCCAAGCTCATACTTTTGATCAATCTCCGCTGCTTGCTTACGCCTTCTATGCACCTCTTGAATATCTTTTTTGGCAACGCTCACCGAAATATGAAGCTGCTTTGATACAGCTTCAGCAAAAAGTTCAAGGTTTGCATATTTAGTCGGATATGTCCGCTCAAAAAGTGCTATTGCAGCCAAATGCTTTTCCCGCTCTATCTTTGAGCGGTTTTTTTTATGAGGATTTTTGTGCTGCTGTGTGTTATCCATGCTGCCGGTTACGTCTTTCATAGCTCACTTATAGGGGGGGGGGTATACCCCAAAACCTTACTTTTTACCTACTTTCAAGCTGCTCCATAAACGCTCGTCCATTCTGGTACTGCTTTACCGGCAGCTGATACTGGCGCAAATAAAAGTCTCTCTCTTCTTGCGTCTCGAATACAAGCACTACAAAGAACTGATTATCTTCATCCTTTCCTGACTTTGCTTGCCGCCGTTTACGGACTTCCATTCCCTCCTTGTATCGCGCACTCATTGCTGCAAGGTCATCGCTGTGCATCGCGGTAAGTTCTTCGCCAAACATATCTTTTATTTCGGGTATGTCAAAACCGCCTTTTTCAAAGTCGATACCGTCATCTTCGTAGAGTTCCGCAAGCAGGTCTAAATCATACTCCCCTTGCGCTCCCTTGTTGTTCATAAAAAGGTTTTGCTCTTTTTCTGTCTTTTCGGATAGTTTTACTTTCGATACAGTAAGCGTGTAGTCTTTTTCTGTTGCTAATTCATCGAGGATTTTAAGCCGCTGATGCCCCGATACCACATTGCCGGTTGTTTCATTCCAGATAATTGGCGCAAGTAAGCCGACTTCATTAAGATTATTTTTTAGCTTTTTTTTGTTTTCCGCTTTAATGGTACGGGGATTATACGGCGCATTTTTTATCTGATGCCGTTTAATTTCGACAATCTCGAATTTTTCCGCGCTGTGCCGTTTACTGCTGTCTTCCGGTTTTGCTGTCTTTTTTGCCAAAATACTGCTCCTTGTAAATCAACGCCTCGATAAAAGGGAATTCCTCTTTCATTTTTTCAAAGTCTTTTGGATAATTTACATAACACCACTTGAGGAATTTACTTGATACATCAACGCCGGAGCAGATGGTACCTTCACTTACTGGAATAGGAATATTCTTTGCTTTAAGGTATGCAAGTACATCGTATTTATTCCAGTCCCAGATAGGATTAAGTATCATGTCGGCATTTGAGTTTGCAACAAAGGTACGCCGCCATATCCCGTCCGCTTTTTTTCCGCCGACAATGACCGGATAAATACCGGTTTCAACTCGAAGGTATTCGTATACATCGGCAATTTTTGCATCGTGAAGTGTTGGGCTTGGCAGGCAGTAAATACCATACTTTTTCATACGGATATACGACCAGTGCGGCACTTGGATAATTTCAACGCCATACATCTTTTCTGCCCGCTGTAAACTTTCCTCAATCCATGATAAGCCGTCAGCCCAATACATATAAAAACACACAACTTTCTTGAATGCCCGTAAAGCGAGGTCAAGACAGCATAAACTATCTTTGCCGCCGGAAAACGAGAGAAGCACACTGTCGAATGTCTCAGCAACAGTACGCAAAAGAGACAATGATTGTTCTACACATTCAAAACTAACGGCTTCTTTCATGGCCATTAACCTCCGCCGCTGCTTGTACGCCCGCGACGAAGCACTGTACCGACTTGTTTTTTCGCTTTGCTAAAGTGCTTTTTCACCGCTTTGTACGCTTTCTGCGCAGTATCTTTAAGCCGCGAGAAAAAGCCTTTTTTAGGTTTTGCCATGCTTACCTCCCATACAAAGATGATAGGTACAGTATACAAAAGTAAGGGAGCGTAACACAAATAGAGGGTAAGGAAAGGGAATAGTATTTTTAGAAAAGAAAATATGAACAGCTTATTATTTTATCAATTATTCTTCAAATGCAACTTCAACAAATTCATCAACTTTTTCAAACGGCGCAGAAAACCAATCAAGTTTCCACCCGCCGATTTCTTCTACTTTTACACCAGCTTCTTTTTCAAAGATTTTAGCGAGTAATTGTCGATGGCAAAATTCTCCACGGGGACACCAGCATAAAAGGATTTTGCCGATACATAATTCAGCGGTTTCAACAATATCGAATGTGTCATAGATGTATTCGTAATAGTCTATCATGAATCGTTCAATATCCCCGCTTTCTTTATACGCTTTGAATATATCCAAAGGCGGGGCAAGAGCTATATCACGATCTCCTTTATACCAGCGGGGGATGGTACGGCTGATTGCAACGGTATTTTTTAACCTACCGGCCGTTGCAAAGTTTGAAAATTTGATAATGCGCTCGGCCATAAAAAAACTCCTTTAATTTATATCTTCAGCTGTAGATAATCGATATTCATTGCTTCGGCAATTTTTTGCAATGTTGCCTTGCGGTTCTTTTTCGCAGTTTCCATTTGACTATAGGCGGCTTGGCTTATGCCCATTTTCTCGGCGACTTCCGCTTGCGTAAGGTTCAAGTATTCACGCCACGCTTGTATAGCTGTTTTTTTTTCCATAATCAACTTTTCTACGACTTCATCAGGAAGATAAACATTTTTATCTTTGCGAGCTATTTCATTCTTTTTACATAAAGATTGAAATACCTCAAACGGAATAACGGCAAAAGTAGGTTTGCCGTGTTCATCATTTAAAATTTGCGCGTTAATAAGTGCGTTCATCTCTTTTTTTCACCTCTTCGATTGATATTATTTTAACGACATCATCAAAATTAAATAAAATTCTATAATTGCCAATTCTAAGACGATATTCATATTTATGATTTTTTAAATGTTTAATATTTCTAATATTAGGAAAGTTCCGCAACTCTTTTGCTTTTACATATAGTGTTTGTCTATCGGATTCAGCTATTTTTTGCATTTGTTTAACAGCTTTTCTGCTCCATTGGACACGTACCATATATACATACTATATACTTATAGAATAAGTTTGTCAATTATTTTTATAAGTTTTACACTTTATTTTCAAAAAAGCAAATATCAGGATATTTATAGAACAAGAGTTTTCTCTTGAGTTTGTAGACGTCTGTTTTAACGCCTTTGACATCTTCGTATATCGTCTTGCCGTCTTTGGTATATTTGAAGTCAGCGATGTAGTAAACCGCTCTACCGCCTTTTTCGGTTTTTGGAATGAGTAAGAATTTCGGCTGGAGTTCGAGGCCTGCTATTACGCCTGATTTTTCTAACTGCTTTAATTCAAGGTATCGGTTCATTTCCGCCATACTGTCAAACGTGATGCCGTCGGCTGTCCGGCGTTCTTTGCTTACGACATTGTATTTATGCGGTTTATGAAACATTTTTATCTTCCAACCCAGTAATAATTATCATCAAGCCGTGCATCATATCCTACAGGATAATCGGCTGTGTTATATAAGATTTTTTCAAAGACAGCATCTGAAATAGCAAGACTTCGTATAATTTGTTGCCGCGTAAGTCCCTCAGGATGCTTACGTAAAAGAGGTATAAATTCATTTATCTTCCGTCTCATTTTTTCAGATTGTTTACGTCCTGTTTTCATAGTTCTATTCAATAGCCCTTTTAATCACTTCGATAAGCTGCTGTTTTTCTATCGGTCTATTGTCAATCAATACCGCCGCATTACAGCGTAATGAGCAGGTTGCCCGCACATTGAAAGGGTGATCGATAATTGATAAGCCGTATTGTTTCATATTGCGCTTTGTCTTCGGTATTCGATGCGCAAGCTGTCCCGTACTCCAGTCTATTTTTTCGCCACATACGGCGCATCTCCAACCTGCCCGATTAAAGACATAGAGGCGGGTTTCTTTTATTGTCATTATTGTTTATCCGTGATTTATTAAATGCGTTACATGACCTTTTAAAAGCGGTTCATCCGAACGTTCAGCATGGATAAGCCCTGTCTTTTCTACCGCCGATTTTGTTTGTTTTCCTTTGCCTTTTTCTGTTTTGCTTTCTGCTGTTTTATTCATCTTTTATGCCGCCTTTTTGTACTTGCCGATAAAGAATTGTTTGCCGGTAACGGTGATAAGCGTTTGTATGCCGCTCTTTTTGCCGTGCTGCCATTCTTTCACTTCAAAAAAGCCCTTTTTCACATATTCAGCGTACGGACATAATTGGTTATGCTTATCCCGATATAAATAGCCGTCCAGTTGCAACTGTTTGATAAACTGTTTTTCTTGTAGGCCCAATTCTTTTGAGGTATTGCGGAGGTTTGTAGAGTTCCCCCGTTCAATAAGCGTGTCGTAATATTCGGCTTTTGGCTTTTGCACCTCTATTGTCTTTTCTGCTAAAACAAGCCGTTCATGCAGTAAATGAATTGTTTTATTCGATACTTGCAACGCCCGCGCCATGATCATTTCAGGCGTATTCCACGCCTGTTCAACTTTGATTAAATAGTGCCGTATTTGTCTGCCTTTTTCATTATTTTCAACAATCGCTAATTCTTTTGCCATTGAAAGAGAAAGGTCATATTCAATAGTCGGACGTCCGCCGGTACTTTCCCCCAATTTTGGGGAAAAGTCTTTCCCTTCGATAAATCCGTATTTTTCAATGCGTTCTTTAATCCATGTAGAAAAATCACGGCCAACTCCAAGCGATGCGTGTAAATCCCGTGCATTGACATATTGAGTATCATCACGCGTAATGATTTCTAAATTTGAATGATTTTGTAATTCAAGTTTGATTGCGGTTGCCTGCGCTTCCGTAAACACATAGCCCATTTTACCGTTAATTGGTACTTGCCGAATATTTTCGGTAAGGTTTAAACGCTTTACGGCAAGGAGAATAGAGTCCGAAGAAACCCCAAGTACATTGGCAAGTTCTTTCGTTGTCATGTTTTTTTCTGTTGTTTGTTCGTTTCCAAAAAGTGATACTTCATTCATTTCCGTACACTCCGATTAAAAAGCGCCCTGCCGGAAAAGGAGACGAGAACGGGCAGGGCGCTAAGAGGGATGTTATGGCTAAAAGAAGTATCGCATAGTACGAGTGCGTAACGCAAATTAGGCTAATACTATCCCGTTTTCAGCAGCAATTAAATACGCTGCTTCTATCAATAGGCTTTCCTCGACCGTTGTACAATCCGCTTCGCTTTGTGGAAACGGTTCATTTAAAAGCGTATTCCAAAGTGGCTCCCCGTTTTCACCGCGCATGACAGGGTAGCCGAGTTCATTCATCGCTTTTTGTTTTATCACATATTTTACCATCTCAAAATCGTTGCCCGTATCGTTTGCGATCATGCGGATCATGCCATGTAGTTTAGTATTTTGTGAGTGCTTGCCGGTCGTGCGTTTTTTATACTTATCGGATAAAAGTAGCTCAATCAAGGGATAATGAAAGGGGCGCCTGTTTTCTTTCATGTTTCGCTTATACAGCTCACGCCGATGCTGGATGTAAAAATCCATCTGTTTTTTATCAATCTCGCCGGGTAGCCGTACCGTCAATTCATTGCCCTGCCATCGGACAATTTCTACGCTTGCGTCTGTTTTCATGGTTGCACCCCCACTTTCGTTAAAGACCTTGTGGCGTTTGAAATTCTGCCCATGCAACGACGTATTTGTTATTCTTCTTACACTCCCATGTATCGGACTCAACAAACCAATGTACATGTTTAGCACCCAAATAGAACAGATACTCTTTATCTTCTTCAGGCGGTAAATCCCCATCTTTTAAGAAATGCCACTTGTATTCTTCACAGCAGCTTTGATAACCGGCATCAAAGGCTTCTTTCAGCTTGTATTCTGCGTAAGAAGCAATATCAGCCCACTGCTCTGGATTTTCGCTTGTGCAAAACGGCTCGGCAGGTCTATTATTGTTGTAACCTTTTTTCCATTCTTCAAAAGTAAACGCCATTTGCTATTCCCTCCTCAATTTTTTGCTATCGGTTTAAACTCAACATACTCCGCTATTACCTTGATATTGCCGTCCGCCGCATTCTGTTTCAACCGTCCTACAATTCTAACACTGCATCTTTTTGTACAGCGTTCGCGGCATATTTCTGCTAACCGTGCCCATGTCTCAATGGTAACCTCTACAGCATCTTTTTTTTGTGAAACACCATCATCTTTGAAAACACGCTTTGAAATAAGCGTAAAAGAACAAATCGGGGTTCCTTTTGCAGAAACAGTAATAACCGGATCGCTTTCGACTATTCCTTCAATAAGCAATGAATTTAAGTTATTCATTTTATTTTCCTTTTTTCTCCTCTAATCGTTCAAAATGATACAATTATCTTTAACAATAATCGTAGCGACTGTTCGACTGCCTATATAATAGCTGCTATAATCACCGTTCTGAATATTTACAGATAAGTCCCCGTCATATTCAGATAACTTTTCAATTAACTCTTTTACGGTCATTTTGTTTACTCCTGTTTGTTCTTTCGTATTCTCTGCCAGCAATAAAGGCTTGCTCTCTGATTTCATGCTCAAATATACTTGCTGCTTTACAAAGTCTTAAAATATCAGCCGGCTTGCCAATACCAAAAATATCCGAAACTTCATTGATAAATTTTGTGTAACATTCTTGAGCTTTTATGTTCATACTTTATTCCTCTTAATCCTTTCTCCAACCCACCGCATTACCGGAACCGCCATGCTGTTGCCGATTGCTTTATAGCGATAGCTATCGGGGCATTGGTCTTTAGGCTTGCCCCGCCATGCAATCCGTGTGTAATTGTCAGGGAACCCTTGCAGCCGTTCGCATTCAAGCGGGGTAAGGCGGCGTATATATTTTTCTTCTCTTGCTAAAACTAAATCGAAACAATCGGATGCAGCACTACTTCTTAATGTTGCGGCTTTCTTATCTTTGTGATATTTGAAGTTTCCTCCGCGACGGAAATAGTTAATGCCTTTTCCAATAGCGGCGGTAGTTTCCTTTTGTGTTTCGCTGCCCGCCGCAATATTCCCGCACACGCCTTGCTGCTCAAATAATATTTCTGCGGCAAGGTCTGTCCTGTTATCAATATGTCCGACAACGAAGACTCGACGGCGGCGTTGGGGTACTCCGAAATACTGAGCGTCAAGCACCCTGTACGCCCACCCATACCCGCATTCTTCCAGCCCTGCAAGGAACGATGTAAAATCATATCCGCTGTTCGAGGACAATACGCCGGGGACGTTTTCCCATATAACCCAGCGGGGGCGGTATGTTTCCACAATTCCCAAATAGGCATACATGAGCGCGCCTCGCTCGTCAGCGGTTCCGCCTCTCTTTCCGGCAATACTGAAAGACTGGCAAGGTGTTCCTCCGGCCAGAATGTCAAATTTTCCGATGTTCCATTTTTCATACTGTGTTATGTCTCCATAGTTTTTGACGGCAGGGTATTTTTGCTGTAATAATGCACAAGGGAACGGTTCTATTTCTGCAAAGCCGATAGGCTTAAACCCTAACGGTGTCCATGCAACGCTTACCGCTTCGATACCGGAGCATACGGATAGGTAGGTCATTCTTTATTCCGTGTCTTCATTCACCAACAAGACACGCGGCTTAAATCCCTTTTTAACGGCCGTTAAAACTTGTTCAGGAATAAAACGCTCCGGTATTTCTGCTTCATAAGCAAAATGCTCGGCGTCAAGTCCGAATTCAATTTGACCAGGATCAAACATCTGCCATGTAAATACTAACTTCATTCTTTTACTCCCTCAAAATCGTAGTTTTTCCCGCAAAAAGGGCAGAAAGAAAAAACAAAATGGTCTGTTGTTTTACTTTTAGAAAATTCGCCTGTTTTAGTCTTCTTCCGATAACTGTAACTTCCAGTCATAAATGACTGTAATTGATTATTATTATCAATGAGAAACGAAACGCCATTTATTCTTACCTCATTGTCTCCGCATCTTTCTTGTAAAGAAGCTGCAACCTTTTCAATACAATTACACATTTCTTATTCCACCACCAATTCCCCACACGGGCTGCCGTCGTCGGCAAAGACAAAATCTTGGAATAAATCATTTGAAGTGCACCATCCATCTTCTTGCTTAAATAAACCGATATGTTTTTCTTTTGCAATTAAAATATATCGTGTCCCGAAGTTTTTCCTCTCTACCCATCCGCCATGCTTTTGAATTGCCTCCATCGCCTGTTCTACACTTTTAAACGGTTTATATTTCGGTTCGGCGGGCGGTTCGATAAGATAAGCTAAAAGATACGTTATACTATCATCTTCTTCAAACCGTTCTCTTTCACAGCCATCGCGGACAGCTTTAAGTACATACACAGACCGTTTCGCACTATCGCTTCCTACCTTCTCGCGCAAGGCATGTATCGTGTCCGCAAAGATACACTTGCTGCCAACCTTCAGCTCATCCGCATTAAGCGCGGTGTATACTCTTGATTTGTCAAATTCCATAGTTTAATCCTCTTCGTCTTTGTAAAAATCTTCGTTACAATCAGTAACCGTTGATTGTGCGGTAGCAATAAAAGGCAGCGGTTCTACACTACGTGCAAGCTGCTGAATATCAGGTAGTTCCTCGTTTTCAAAAGCTGAATTTGGTAATGCTTTGGCTGCCTCTTCTAATATGGCGAGGGCATCGTCCCAATCCTTAGCCCATACTTCAACTTCCTTTGTAACAATGTGCTTTTCAATAAATGCCGTATATCGCGTATAGCCTTTTGCTTTCATTTCTTCGATGGTCATTTCGTTTGTCTCCTTACCGTTGTTTTTCCGCTTTGATACCCATGCGCCAGCTTGCGACGTTTTGCTGAAAGCGGTACGCCGCAAGTAGCACAATACTTTTCATTTTTCAGTTTTATTCATGTAGTTTTTAAAATGCGATAAAGAGGATTTCAAATTAGAGATATATAGAAACTGGTCGCAAAGCCTGTCGTAGCTATAAAAATCAATTTCATGGATTTTTGCGTACAATGCCTCATAATCGAGTTTTTCAAAAAAACGGATGATTGTAATAAAATCACGGCTAAGCTGTTCATATCCCGCAATGTTTATATCTGCAAATGTGTTAAGGTAAACAAAATCGTTTAGCTCTGCGCCCTCAATGCCTGTTTTGCCGAGGCATATTGTCATTAAAATACAGCCATTGAGTTTTATCTGACAGATAATACACTTGTCTTCATCTGACTTACGATATACGTCCAGTGCAGGCGGCATCCCCTGTGAAAGTAAATATGCCCGTAATTTTTCAGTTTTTGTTTCGTTAGAGGGTGATACTGATTCTAGTTGTTCTTCAATGCGGTTACTAAAATCGGCAAGTTCCTTTTCCAATTCGTCTATCATATTCAATAATTTCTGTTCCATTTTATTTACCTCCTCTCTAAATCGCTTCCGCTTTTCGCAATTTCGGCCGGTAACTTTCCCAGTCGCACAGAATAACCTCTCCGACTTCATCCATTCTCGATTGCATCGTTTTACCACCGTTTTGGTCGATACGATTACACAGCGTTTCAAGGTCGATATTGCCGGACAGAATGGTCGGAAGCAGTTCGTTATACCGTATGCGTAATATGTCATTGAGCCAGCCGATACGCCCTTCGGTGTTTTTTACTTTGTCGATTTCGTCAATGACAAGCATTGGGGTATATCCATACTTTTCAATCTTTGCCTGTTGTCCAATGTCATAGCCGTTTTGTGCATCAAGCAGCTCGTTTGCTATTTTGCCGAACTCTCGGTATATGCCGCCGGTCATTTTTAATACCGCATGAGCAAGATGCGTTTTACCGGTACCATTTTCACCGAGGAGTAAAAGCCATGTGTCTTTAGGCTCTTTTGCAAATGCAAGAACGCGATTAAATGCCGATCTATTTTTCTCGTTCAGCTCAAAGTTTTTAAACCCTGCACTTTCGTATCTTTTCGATAAGCCGTCAATTCTTTTAAGCAGTGCTTGAAGCTGCTTTTGCTCTTGCTTTTGTTTCTCCGCTTTCACCTCAAGCTCTTTTGTGCATACCGGACACGGGCTTATTTCTCCCGTGTCAGTGTCGATAAAAGCGTTATGCTTGCCGTGCTTTTCACAAAAGCCATCTACAACTTGAAACCGATCCGGTAGAAAGCGCGGCAAAAGCATTTCAAGCGGTTTACCTACCTGTGTGGTAAGTACGCCGTCTTGATATGACGGCGTTACGGTTTTCATAATCTGCCTCCTTTTCGTGCTCTCTCGTTTTACAGCGTGAAGCGGTTAAAACAGTACGTCTTCAAGAGCAGCCGTTTCATCGGGCGGTTTTTCAAGCCTGCTTTGCTTGAAAAGTTCCGGTAATGAAGATGCATTGAAGTTCTGCTGTTTGTAGTTCGGCGCGCCTCCCGTAGGCGGGGCGCGTGAATACTGTTTCTGCCTGTGTTCCCATGTGTGAACGGCCGCTTTCCAGTTTGTCATCTTGTTTTTACCGACATACCAGTTCTTGCTTTCGTAGAAGTCAAGGAATGCGTAAGGATCAATGCTGTTATGTCTTGACTTACAGTATTCGGCTATTTCTTCTACGGTTGGTTTTATGAACCGTGAAGATTTTTTTGTCTGTTGTGTTTTTTTAGAAAGAGGCGCCGGTTCTTCCGGCGCAGGCAGCTGAGCCGCCGTTGGTTGATTTTCGCACATTCCCCCTCTTTCTAGGTGAATAGGTATATCTAAGCTATTTAAGCTATCTCTCTTCAAGTCTAAGTCAGAGTCAGAGTCGTGAGCCGATTTTGACGGGTTTTGGGGGTGGCGGGCTGGCGCTACCCCCAATTCCGAGGGCAGCGCCCCCCCTTCGCAATGGGAAGGGGGTACGCTCGTATTGTTTTGAGGGGCATCCGTCTGTTCCGTTTTGCCGTTCGTTTCCATAGCGCCGCTAGCATTTTGCCCCGCTTTTTCGCTTTCAACTGCTACCGTTTCAGGGATTTTTGTGGCGGTATCAGCTTCCGGCTCCGGCTCTTTCGCTTCTTTTTTCGTGCCGAGTAACGCATCAACATCATAATAAAAATGCTCCGGTTCTCGTAAAAAGGTGATGATGCGGCGCGGCAATGCTTTTAATGCCCGTATCGTACCGAGTTTTACGCTCTCATTATTAAGATGTTGATGTTTTAACCAATTCGGCAAAATGATATATTCATCCACGTAATAGGCTTTTTTATTAGCTGCAAATTTTTGTAAAATATCCGTAATTTCTTCCCGCGCAATACCCGTATCGTCTTTAATCCGCTTAACCGTCAATTTATAGACGCCTGAAATTGAGGTACTGTCGTTTGTTAATAGATACAGATATATCAGTTTTTCTTTTACCGTTAAACTATCGATCCAATCATCGCTCCAAAACGATGATGAGATATACCGCTGTACTGCCATTTTTACCGTTCCTTTAAATATTATTTATTGCTGTTTGCTCTTTCGATATTAAATGTAATTACCCATACATAAGGATTGCTGTTCCAATCGCAGCCTTCTTTTTTACCGTACATTTTGTTCCAGAGTTTTTTAAAAGAAAATAGATATTCTTCGTATTCACCATTGACGACTTCTTTTTTTCTCCAATAATTTTATGTCATTATTTCCTATTAGCTGTAGTCCGCTCTTCCAAAACTGCGCGGCTTCTTGCTCGGAAAGCTCAAACTCTTCCTGTATGTCATCAGCGCTTCTTATCCATTTCCGGATTTTTGCAACTTCAATATTGAATTTAAGGAGAATATGCTTATTGATTTTTAAGTGTGCGTTTTTATTTCCGACATAAAAGCGCATCGTAAAGGCAAGTGTTCCGTCTTCGGTATAAAATTCCTGTTTGGTACTATGAAGGTTGTAATTAGGAATACAGCAATCTTTTATCTTAAAGCCTAAGTTATTGCAGATAACAATAAAATCATCGACAACAGTCGGATTATGTGAATATTGATACTGTATTTCAAAACAATGCGTAATAATGCGATAGTCAAGTCCGATTTGGTATTTTTCAGGCTTGCCATCGGCATACCGCCAATCATCTTTTATCCAATGCGTATTCGATTTATATGCTTTCATGTAGTCAGGCTCTGTCAGCCGGTCAAAAACATCTTCAATCTGTTCTACGATCCCTGCATTGGTATTGTTAATAATCCAGATAATAATTGAATAGACATTTTCCGTATTAAAATCTAATGAGCCGAATTCACGGATACGGTCAAAAATATGTTCTCGCATCTTGCGCGTCATCCTCGTTTTTACCGGATCTAATTGCGAAAAGGCTGCTTTCCAATATTTCAGCTTTAAACCCGAAATACTTTTTCGTAAAATTTCAAGCATTGAATTTTTATCTTGTCCCATCATTTTAATTACATCGCAGGGGAGATGTCCGATAATTTTAAATGCCTCAAATAAATTTTGTTTTTCCACTTCATAATCATCTAATAATTGCTCTATAGGTGTCTGTTTTAAGATGAGTTCTCGCGCTTCTTGTTCTTGATAAGTTTCTTCTTTTACCTCAGAAAAGTCTGCGATATGTTCAGTTACCCAGCGTGAAAAAGAGTCAGCGATTGTTTCTTGACAGTCCATGTCGGAACGATTTCCATCTCTGTTTATCGTTTTTATCCATTTCGCATTAACCCGTATTAGATGCACACGGGCGCGAGCTTCTCGCTCCGCATGGGTAAAATCATATTCACCGATAACGATATATTCATAATATTGGCTGATTGTCTTTTTAAGCTCTGTGTTTTCCCAGCGGGTAGGAATGACAAGATACAGAACCTCGAAATTAGCTGTCGTGATAATGGTGTGCACCCAGTTTTCATAGGCTGAATATGGCGGGTTACAAAAAATAACACCGTACTTAGTAAGCATGAGATCGACATTGCGGAAATCACGCCCAATTAAAAATATCCCTTTTTTAATTAAATCATCTGCCTGTGCACGGGCAATTTCTATACCGTATTTCTTTTGAGCGTCAAACGCTTGTAATACCCTGCCATCTCCGGCTCCGACATCGAGCATTGTTTCAATATCGAGACTATATTCCTTTTGACGTCATTCATTGACGTACTGATAGTGCGGTCGTATCTCTGATCGGCGTAATGTGTGTTTGTGTTGTATTCCGTAATCGAGCAAGTCTTTTTTTGCCGCTTCGATGATTTCGTCAGTTGTCGGATACCATTCATAGTCTTCTTCGTATTGTTGTAATAATGCAAGTTTCTTTGTAAACGTCATATTCATTCCTTATTCAAAAGTTTTTGTATTTTATCGCCGCCGAAATGCGTTGCGGTAAGGTTTACAAACTCTTTAAGCGTAAGCCGGTCATCATCTTTAAGCGCGTGAGTACGCATAAATTCATCGCGTCCAAAACGGCAAGAACCGGTGAGCATACCGTGCCATTCGTATAGCGTGCAGACGGGAAGTTTTTTATCTGCGCTGCGTGAAAAAAGCGCTTTCAATTCTTCTTTTTTCGATTCAAAATCGATGTTCCGGTCATTTCTTCTATTCCATACGGCGGATCGACAATGGCAAGGTCAAATTGTTTATCGCGGCATTGTTTCATGTATTCCATACAATCGATGTTGAACGCTTCGTTTTTCATTGTCTTTCCGTTATGCAAAAAGCGCCAACCGCTCTTTGTATAGATTTTGATAGGCGGGATTTAATTCAATCCCAATCCAATTCCGATTTAAAAGATTATTCATTGTTTCACCGATACCCTCTAAAAGCTTTTACCCTATCGCCTCATGCGCCGCAGCCGCAATGTGCTCGTATGCGGCTGCATTCATTTCATACAACATCATCGCCAAAGGGAAGTTCAGATGCTTTTTCTTTTGCACGTTTTTCCGCCTGTTGCTCTTTGATGCTTTTCCAGTAATGCAGTTCTTTTATCAGCTTCTTTACCCATGTAAAACCGCGATGCCAGCCACGCACCCAGAATAGATCACGGCCTGCTTTTGCCTCACTATATAAAAAATCCTTTTTTGCTTTGATTTCACTCTGTATTGTTTCTTCAAGTGCGGTATAGCTGTCGCTTGTTGTAAGCGAAGCAAGGATGCGTGAAAATTCATTCAACACATCCAGCGCAAGGTTGCACTCCGTGTCAACGCCGTCTTCACTGTTATCGATTTGCTGCACCCACGGCTCCATTCTATTTGCCGTGTCAAATAATGTAGGCGGCACAATAAAGCCTGCTTTATTCGCAGCGCTTTTGAAGTTACGGATACCGGCGCAAAATCCCTGTAGTTCTGCAACACTATTGCTTTTCTCTTCTACTTGCAGATGTGCCTCCGCTTCATGCGCGGCATGATTCGATTGCTTCAAAAGCTGGTCAAACATACTCTGTATGTCGAGTAGCTCCGTTTCTGTTTGCTTTTCGGCGGTCGGTTCACTCACCGCCGGAACGGTGCTCTCTCTTACTGTCAATGCTGTACTTTCATTCTCGCTCATACATTCCTCCTAAAAAAAATTGTTATAGCATTCCAACCCAATACAGGTTATTATCTATCGTCTCGTCTTCCGCTATGGGAAGTGAGGGATTTTTATTTAAAAGATTTTCAAGGTATTTTTTATCGATCTTTAATGCTGTTTGCAGAATATTCTTATCAATGCCGTTTATACCGGCCTTTTGTAACAACAGGCACAATTTTTTCATAAGCGCCTTTTCCCGTTGTAGTGTTCTTTTACTTACGGTATTTTGTTTTTGTATAACGGCTTTTTGCGCATCATAAAATGAAAAACGCAGTTGCCTTTTATCGTCTTTTTTCTTTTTCAGGATGTTTTTATAAAGCAGAAAAAGCCGATAGTCTTTTTTATCGAAAATAAAGGTCTGCTTATTTTCAATGGTAATTTTAGGCAGGTGATATTTTCGCGCAAAATACCGCACTTCGGCAGCTTTGGCGTGCGTTTTTTCTGCAACCGCGCTTGCTGTATACACTTTCCCTCCCATAGTGTAAAATAGCGTTTGAGGATGCTTCCCGTCGTTTCAAGCGCAGAAAAAACGGCGGGAAGTTATTTTTTCTTTCTTTTTTCCTTCAAATTAAAACGGGATGTTGTCAAAATTTTCAGGATCGGTCGTATTAGGCTGTGTGTTTTGCGGCATTCTCCCCTGATACGCGGACGGTCTTTGACTATATCCATTCACAGGTGAACCTTGCGGATGCGTTTGATTAAAACCTTGCTGATTTCCATTCGGCGCCGGTCTTTGCCCTTGTGAATATTGAGATTGTCGTTGCTGCGGATATTGCTGCCGGTTATTCGGCAGATTGCTTTGTTGCGGATAACCGCCTTGACCTCTATTTTGTTGAATTTGCTGCGGCACAATTAAGGCTTTTACTTCAAAACCTTTCTGATCTCCGTTTTCATTCGGTGCGCGTTTATCGATTTTGATAACACCCCGCTTCCCAATCCACGAGTTATAATTAAAATTTCCGCGTTGGATTGAAAAGCAATCGAAAAAACGCGTCAAGTTTTGATTGCGCCTCCGCCATGCATCTTCGGAACTTACGTCATCCACTATGTAGTAATAAAGCGTCCCTTGGTCGGCAATCATAAAAGAAAGAACAAGCATCGGATTACTCTTTTTTGACATCCGCTCTTCTGCTTTGGTAATTTCACATTCCCATTCGCCCGCTTTAAAGTTGTTGTTAAAATAATTTTCATCAACCGTATAATCATCAAACATAGTAAATTTCTCCTATTGAAATGTATATCGAAGCTGCGCGTTTTCCATATATGATTGGAGTGCAGTTAATTGATCAGATGTTCCAACTACCGTAAAGGTAACTTGCAGCTTCTGTTCATTTTCCGGTTGTATTGCTTTTTCCTGTACCGGTTCTTGCAAAGGCGGTTCAGGCGAATAATAGGCATCCGGTTTTGACGGTATTTCTTCACCGCTCGCTTCTCTATCGAGCTGTTCTTTTTCTCGCTCGAATTGCGTTTTATTTTGTTCACCTTGTGTCTTTTCAACAGCCGCAAGCCATTCGCGGTTCGCTTTGATTTCATCCGCTTTTGCAAGCGCGGCGTCAAGATTGAGTGTTGACAGATAGTATTGCTTTGCTTCCGCTTCCCCGATACGGTCAAGTACGGTTAAATCGGCTTTTATCTTTTCAATCCGCCCGCGTATCTCATCTTGAATATCCTTGAGCTTTGTTGTTTTATTGAGCCACTTCGGATTAAAGAGCATATCAAAGTCGACCGGTGAAAAATGAAGCGATTCAAAGTATTCGATGATAATCGCTTTTTTTTCATCTTTCTCTTTTTGCTCAACCTCTTTAACGATTACATCGATTTTTGCAGAGCATTCTTTTATGAGATTAACCGTTTCTGAAACGGTCGTTTTAAACGTTTCAATCGGTTTCATAAATTCTTTTTCAATACGGATACGCTCGGCATTTAACAGCTGCGCGGCATTGTTTAACTTTGCTTTATCCTGTTTTGCCGCTGCGATATTGTCGCTGCTATACCGGTCTATTGAATACCATGTAAGCCGCTCCTTTACCCGCTCAAAAAGCTGTGCTGCGTTGGTGTTGAGCGTACCGATATTCTGTTCAACTACTTTAAGTGTTAGTTCAAGTGGCGGCGCTGATACTGCCGGAACTTCTTTCTTGCTTTCTTTGGTGTTCATAAAATCCTCCCGCAACCGAATACCTTGTAAATAAGCCTCGATCACTTCTTGTATTTGTGCTATTGATAAAAGCGGAATATCGACAATAGAAAAATTGCCGGTATTCGGCGTATGCAATACTTTTAACGAGTTCTTTTTGAAAAAAAGGTTGTAAAAATTGAGCTGGAGTGTCCAACTTAACATATCCGCATCCCGCTGCGTTTTAATATCAAAAAGCGTATTGCTCGCAACAATGTCGGCAGTTCCTGCGTAGGTAAATTCTTTAACCGTATGATAAAACCGCTGTTCAAATTGGCATTCCGCTCGGATAATATTTTTTTCAATCCATTGCGCTTCAATAGATTGAATAGTGCCAATCTCAATTTCTTTATGAATTGTCGTTCCCCTTTCTGCTGCCTTTTTTAAGACGTCCGGCGGGATATGCGATAAATCTTTTCCTGCAACCGTGCGGATTATCTTCGTAACAGAGGGAATAATATTCCCATTGAGCCGGTAGACATGGAAGCGTTCATCAAAGGTAAAATTGTCTTTTGCAGTCATTGTCATTCACCTCATCATACGCTATACCGTTTCGGTATATGATTTCGCAAAGTCCAAAATAGAAGACTGCTGATTGTCGGTTCGCTGCTGCAGCATACCAGCATTTTCTTGATTATCATGCGGTGTTTCTTGCGGTTCGAGATGAGGGGCAGGCGGTGTAAAAGTATTTACCGGCATTCCGTAATATTCACGAATAATCGTATCGACGGCTTTTAGATCATTAGGAATTAGTGATTCAGTAAACATGCCCATCGGTGTTTTTACCGTGTCGCTGCCGTTATTGACCGTTGCGAAACAGAATTGACGCTGATTATTCCCATCCAAAAGCACAACCGTTTTTAAAACGATCGTAAATAGCCCTTCAAGGGTTATCTTTTCATCTAACAGTTGGCCGATGGTTTTACATTTTTCATTGCCGTCTTTCGTTCGCTCAATATGAAAGAGAAAATACACGATTTTATCATTAGAAAGAGCGGCTGCCGTTTGCGTGAGATTGAAAAAATTCGCGCCGATGTCGGTAAATTTCTCATATCCCTTTTCTTTTGCGCGGTGCATATACTCAAATGCCATCAGGTATTGTGCATCATCGATAACAAGGCTCTTCGCCTGCGCCCGTTTTAACGCGGCTGCAATTTCTTGATAGTTATCAGTCTTTACAACTGAAAGCGCATTGCGGAATGGAAGCGGCTTTTTAGATACATTGATCACCGACGCTTCCCCCTTGTTAAAGGTGCGTAAACTGGTCGATTTTCCAGTCCCGCTTTCTCCCATTACTGCTACAATTACTGCCATAAAAACCTCCTTAAATAGTGCTATTGTTTTTATTGTATGTTCCTTTTGTTTAAAATAGTCCTTGCGATTACAAGGCCGTATTACGATAATGTTTGTAGACATTCCGCCAAAAGATATACATCCGCTTATCATGACGAAAATAAATCATGTTCCGTATTGCTCTTTTGCGGGCATTCAGTACCTCTTGTTTTGTTTCTTCTAAAAACCGTCTTCGGCTCATATATACACAACCTTCCATTCTCTTATTCCCCTCCCATATGTCATTGAAAATTTTAGATTGAACAAAAATCTTTTTCCGATACGCCGTAATAGGCGTATTTATTTAAACTTTCTTTGAATTCTTTTTCTGCTTCAGAATAGTATTTACTGCCGCAGACTTCAGTCATTAAATCGTATGCGTCCCATTCACAAGCCTCTAATGCCGCACGTTCTTCCGCGCTGTATTCTTCTATCTTCTCCGCGCCGATTACGTCCATCGCATCAGGATCGTATTCAACATGAACGCCATCGGCATCGACGAACCAATCAAAGCGCTGTTTGACTATCCAGCCGTTGGAAAGAATTGTTTTTATCTGTCCCGTTTCATAGCCGATTTCAATGCGTTCATACTGAATACTGATCATTGGTTATTCCTTTAGCAGTTCGCTGTAGTAGACCATGCAGGTAAAGGCAAATTCGATAGGATATACCGTATCGGTATACGCGCTTTCTCTTTGAAATTGGATTGTTTGATACTGAAGGCTGATAATAGAAAAACCGTGTTCTGTTTCTTTTGTAAGGAAGGCATTAACTTGTTTCTCTAAATCTTCGATATTTTCTGCTACAAAAATCTTCACCTTTTTGACGTATGCCATTCGTTTATCCTCCAATCGTGAGCGGAGCTGTACGCTTAAAGAGCGGAAGCCGCCTGCCGGTAGAGGAGCGCGGTACAATGTGTACCGGATGTTCGTGCCCTCTTACGCATTTACCGATATTTACATAGCTGTAAAAATTCTGGTCGGTGTATGATTTCCCCTGCCGGTTGTATTTTTTCATTTGCGCGTGCGCATACCTCAGCGCTTTGAATACTTCCGGCGCAATCCATGTATCTGTAATTTTAACGCAAGAATAGCAGCGCGAATGTCGATAGATTTCACTGATAATCTCTTCTTTTTCATCCTCTGTAATATATTTTTTGAAACGGTTACGATCTATTGAATAGTCATAATACATATCAAGATCGTATGCCGGTTCAAGATATGCTGCTATCATTTGTTTAGTGGTAATTTCAACAGGACTTTCCATAAGGCTGATTGTCAGTTCTTTTGTTTGTCCTTTTCGTGAAGCAACCGAAAACCGGTATGCAGGAAATTTCTTTTTTAAATCAGCGCGTATAATTGCCGCTATTTCCGTAATGCTTAAATCAGGATTGTAATATTCTCCTTGCCATGTCATTAGCGCATCTCCTTAAAAAAGCCGTCGGCTTATTCGCCACTAGCGTGTTTTATATTTACAAAAGGTTTAGTATGGCAGTCCTTTTCTAGCTCTGATTTTGATGGGAACATCCAATCAACTACAGCATCTGTAAGGTCGATGCCACAACGGCAAAATACATTCTTCTTGCCGTTTTTATAAAAAAGGGCTTTATACCATTTGTATGGGTTGCTTTTTAATAAAACCCATACAATGCTATATTCTGCTGCGCTACTTTGTTTTTTCATACTTCTTACTCCTATTATGGCGCCGCCGGAGTCTTTCCGGTGTGTTTATTGTTATGCGGTAAGCCGTTTAACGCTCTTTGTCTTTTCTGTAGGATTGACGCGCGCCGTGCGTTCTACAAACTCCGCAGGCTTTCCTTCTTTGCCAATTTGTACATAGCCGTAAAAATTCGTGCTGAAATAATCAATCATCGGATTGCTATTATCGTAGTTGTACGAGTTCATAAAATCTTGAACGTCTTGCAAAACTGCGAAAACAACAGGATTTAACCACGTATCGGATTTACAAAAATCTTTTTTGCGATTCGCTGTTTTCAGCCGATAAGCAATCCATTTTTCTTTATTTCCTTCGCTGATCTCGTTAACATTGATATAGCCTTTTGACGGAATATATATTGGTGTCGTATAGAGGTAATCACGTAGCAATGTGCGGTTTGTAAGCTCTACCGGATACTCCATCAAAGCTACGTTGATAGTGTGGAAACGGCGGTTTAAGGTAATCGAAAACCGATATGTAGGATACGCATTTTTAACATATTCACGGATTAACTGCGCAATGTCTTTTATTGAAAGGTTGCAATCATAACGTTCACCCTGCCAGTTGTTCATGGTGTAAAACTGCTGCCGGTAGCTGCCTGCACTTTCTGCTGTTTTAGGTTGCCGTTTGGAATACGCCGGTTCCGCTTTCTCGAATTTTTGAGCTATCGCAAATGCAACTTCAAATTCGGCATTCAGCTGCTGCATTGCCTCTGTACTGCCGCCTCTATCAGGATGCAGCTTCATCGCCGCTGCTCTGTATGCTGCCTTCACTTCGTCTAATGTCATCTTTTTGGTAAAGTATTTCATGGTTGTTGCTCCTCTGTGTTTTAGGTTTGCTGTAGCTTTTTGCTACTCTTTATGTATAGCATTATACTATTTTACAATATTTTGTCAAGTATTTTTCTATACAAAATCTAGTTTTTTTATATTTTTTTGTTTTTGTGTATACTTTTTTACTAGTAATATGTATAATATGTATATGAATGAGAAAGACAAACAAATAGCATTTAGAACATCTTCACAGTTTTTTAATTTAGTAGAAGATATATCAAAACAGCTCGGAAGGCCTAAAACACAGATAATTGAAGAAGCCGTGCGGCTTTTTGCAAAAGGAGATCTTTCAAATTTAGAAATAAATAAGAAAGATATAATTGAAAAAATAAATGTTTTAACCGAAAAATCGGCAAGCCTTGAAAAAGAATTGCAAGAAATTAAAACGCTTGTTTTTCAAATCCTTAAAAATCAGCAAGGGTGATCAAGTTTCTACTATACTATATGGATGTTAGATTTCCAGATGCGTGTAGCGGTTGCGCTTGGCGTCTCTGTTGAATATCTCGTTACCGGTTGTCAATCCGATAATCAGGAAAAGATAGACAGAATAGTAGAAAATTTGATGATCTCTATTGAAGATATTAAAAATCTAAAGCAAGGAAGCTAACAGAATAGAATATATCAATATTTTCTTTTAGCCTCCGATACTTTAAGCAAATATCAACAAGGAGCACCCTATTATGACAGATCAAGAGCTGAAACAAAAAGGTATTGATATAGTTTTAAAACTTTTAGAGTTAAATCAAATTCACTTAAAAAAACTTGAAGAAAAAATTACACCCGAACAATCAGTTGCCCGATTTCTTGCGCTTTCCGATTTAATTGCTGCAAACATCAAAGAAGACGCAAAAAGTGAAGAAGTTGCTATGAAAGCGGCTATAGAAATTTTCAAGAATTGCTAACCCATTCAAATTGCGTTTTATCTATGATAAAGCGCAATTTCTTTTTAACACGATTTCCAAATCCAAGCAGTACAAACACTTTTCATTTTTAGGACGATAAGCGTATTCGCTAATTACTGCCCCGTGTTTTTCAACAACGGCTTTTATATCAGCCAATAGTTGAATGTTGTCAACTTCTTTTTTGTTTTCCATAATCATAACCTCCTCATGGTCTTTAAGAAGCGATATTGATAACTAACAGCGTATATGTTTTTGTTAATCCATTGGTTAATGGCTTGTGATATATATTTTCTTCAAATTTTATTATTTCGATATTATTATTAAAAAAATACTGTAAAATTTTATTAAAAAGATTACTTTTCATATTCTCAGCCGTATTGATTATTTCTAATCTGCATACGTCTTGTTTACACGAAAGCGCAACAATTTCATACGGCGGCTGAATTTCATTCAATATCTTTATTACTCTGTCTTTTTTCATATTCTCTTGCTCTCCTTTATTCTGCTAGCTTTGAAAGTTCGATTATCTTCTCTTGAAGATCAGATAGATTATCACTCAATTTTCTTACGGCGTTATTGATGCCCTGTATGGAGCCTTCAATGCATTTAAGGCTATGCATCATCTGTTCAGTTTCGGGGTGCCGCTTTAGGAATTGTTTTTGCCGTAATCTTTTTTGAATTGACTTACGATAATTTTCTTCCGCGAGTGCTGCATAATATTCACCTACTGATACTGTCTTGCTATCTTCTTGTTTTTCAGTATCAGCTGCTGCTTCTTTATCTATACAAGAAAAGGGTTCCGATGCCATGCTGCACGGGCTTTTTCTTATACGCTCAATAAATAAATAGAGTAGTGCAAAAAAGGCGATTATGATAAAAAGAACTACGCAATACAAATATACTTTCATATCAACCTCTTCATTTTTGATAAAGAACACAAAAAGGCTCAATCCCATCCATCCTCAGAAAAAGAAATATAGGCCATAAGCAGCACTGCCAATAGGCTTAATATCCAGAATGCCCCCATAATACACACAGCTATCATGCAACCATTGCCGGACTGCACAGCAAAGATAGCAGTAATAATTAAAGCGACAATCAAACAGATAGCAAAGCCGACGGCGAACTTAAAAATCGCCTTCATCGTGTTTTTTCCCTTCCTGTAGTACCATTCCTTTTTTGCATCCTCGCCGAAACAGAGTAATGCCGGTTTTCGGTACGCTGTAAAAAGATGGGCGGTTCCTAAAACCCCTCAACCGCCCTAAGTTGGGGACACCTCACAAGCCTATTTTTTCATCGCCGTGCACAGCGACAAAGACGCGGTGATTTTTGCTTACCTGCTCCGAAGCGTAGGCGGCTTGATCCTAGCTTTGCTCCGTACTTTGCACCGGACGCGGAGGCTCAATCCTCTGCAAGGCTTATTTTTCGTATCTCCTTACCGATAATGTTTGAAAGGAGTATTTTTTAATGACTGATCGAGAACTCAAACTTAAAGTCATCGATATAACGCTACAGCTGGCGCAATCAAACCAAATTCAATTAAAAACAGAGACATCTACTAGCCCCGAAGCTGTTATAGACAATCTCTTTAATATCTCTGATTTAATAGCCGCGAAACTTAATCCGCCGCCATCTCCGCAAAATCAAATAGCGGGGATGGCTTTAGGTTCAATGCTAAATCAAACCAACAGCCTTTAAACCTTACCGTCGTTCAATATTAAATTTTCTTTCGGAGTTTTATATCCTCCATAAATTTCAATTTTAACAAGTTGAAATGGCGGCTTATTATCATCTTTATTGTTTAGCTCATCCTTAAAGTTGAGATAAACAACTTTCATCCCATGCTTTTTGCAACATTCTTGTATGTCTGCCAGCAACTGAACGCTATCAACTTTTCCTTCCTCTTTTTCCATGCTGATATTCCTCCTGCAAAGGCATAAAAAAAAGCGCATAAGGCTATTTCGAGGTCGCCTCATGCGCTTTTCGCCGTAAAACGGCTAAGTAAACGACCTTGATAATTTACCTCGCCGCCGAATTACTGATTGATACCGGTAATTCGGATATAGCAAGCAAGCTGCTCACAACCCCGCCGTAACAAGGTATTGCTGCGCTTGCTTTTCTTACAAAAAGTCTTACAGTTAGAGAGAGAACATTTGATAAAGTGTTGTGATAATTGAGTAAGATATGTACTATCTGTTATTTAGCAAACTTTTTTAAATTTTTATCAGGACTTCATGCTGATGTAATAGCCGATAAAACGGACGGAGTTACTCCTGCACAAAACGATATTGTTTTTAAAAATGTAGCATTTTCTTATGA